CTTTCTCATACTTCGCCGACACCACATCTAATTGCCCCTGTAAAACTATGCGCTGGCCCTCTGCGGCCCTAAATGCCTTGGTGGCAGCCGCCTTGGCCGCGCCGTCGCGGATCGAGTAACCGTTGAGGCACCCAAGGAGAAATACACCGACAATGACGGCGATGGTGACTGCGAGGTTGCTCATGAGCGCATCTGCCCGTCTGGAATGAGAGCCGCGATAACCCCCACGGCCATTGACACATAGGACCAAGGCTCAGGAAGGGTTGAGGCTGCGGTAACACCCGCGCCGATCAGAAGCCAAGTTGAGCGTTCGCTCAGGCGCGCCTTGATGAAGCCAATCATTTTGCGATCCCCGGTGTGTAGGTCATCTTTCCGTTGACGACCGTGGCTGTTAACTCTTGTTTACGGTTTGGCTTGAGCGCCTTGTAGCTGACGTGAACCCATCCCGAACTTGGGATACCCGGCTTGTAGCACTCAAGTATCAACTGGTCATATTCGAGGTGCTTCTCAATCCAACGCGCCAAGTCACCGTTGGCCATGCCCGGAACCTCGATGTCCGCAGCCTCGCCTTTCGGGTGCTGACTTGAGGAAGAGCTACCAACTATGCGGTTAAGCTCTGGACCTCGATAGCCCGAGGTGATCACAACGGGACCAAACCGCTCGCGGATCGGCTCAAGGACGTGAACGCATAAAGCCCGCAGGGCCTCACGGCACGCAGGGGGAGGCAGGTTGTCAATGCCAGCGCGGTCGCCCGCTTGGCTCTTGATCATCTCTTCCAGCGTGAAGTGAGGGCTCAGGTTCATCAGTTTAGCTTCAGTGCTATGCCGAGCAGCAGGACGATCATCGTTCCGGCGCAGGTGATCAGGATGCCTTCAAGACGTTTCAGACGCGCGTTGATACCGAGGTATCTTTCGGCGCAAACGGCCTCGTGCGTGTCGAGTTGGGCTGCAACTTCGACGGCCTTGTTGTGCGCTTGATAGTCTATGGCTAAAGACATAGGGATGGTCCTACTTCAGGTTTTTGAGTTTGTAGATGGTTGAGAGGTAGATGGCCGAAATCTCATCCACGATGTTCTCGAGGGGCGGCATATCGTAAGCGATCTCGCTGCGATGCTCGGCGATCCACGCGCTCTCGGCCTCAAGGTGGTCGATGATGTCGCTGGCCGAAGCAGACGGCGCAGGGATCGCGCCGACAAGCCCGTGAGCGCCCTGACAGGCCTCCACGAGCTTATCTAACGTGTCGATGATGCTGTCGTAGAACGAGCCCAAAGCCATATGCTGCGCGTATGACTTGGTTCGCCAATGTGTCCAATGCGCCACATTGCGGGTATAAAATACCCTCGAGATCAGCTCCTCAATCATTACGCGCTCCAAGGCAGGGGCGGCGCGACCACGGGCGGGTTGGCCTGAGCGGCGATCTGATCGGCGAGGGCGACCTCCAACTGATCGACTTTCTCTTCGCCCATAGCGGCCTGTACCCAACCGACAACTTGATCAAGGGTCAGGTCTTCGTAGGGGGTGAAGGGCTCGTTAGGATCGACAGTGACGCCGCTGGTGCCGTAAGCGCCAGAGCTGTAGGTGCCGTCAGAGGCATTGAGGGTCCAGTGGACGATGAAGACCACGTCGGTCTCGCCATCGGCTTCGGGGTAACAATCCATTTGGGATACGCCCCAAGTATATTCTACTGACATTTTGTTTCTCCAGAAACATTGAGATTGGAAGAAGCGCCGCCGCTGCGGGGGAGAACCGCGTGACGGCGCTCCAACTCGGCGGGAGCAACGCCGAGCCAGTTCAGCGCATTCGATGCGCGAACGGGGGTCATGGCTCAAGAGCCACATCTGGGCGCACGAAGCGCAGCGTGACCGTCTCTGTCTGACGGGCAGGCAATCTGTAAGGGTCGTAGTCGTCGCGGTCTGCGCGGCAGACCATAAGCCCCGGAATGTTGCCATCTGGCATCAGGTCGTCGAGGCTGAACTTGCGGCTGCATCGGGCGCAGAGGCCGATGCCGAGGGTGCTCTTGCCGCGTGTGTCGAGGAAGACGCTCATCGGGTGTACATCGAAATGTTTGGCGCGATGGTCATTGGCGAGTTGTCGCGCTCTTCCATCTGGGCAATGTTGAGGGCGATGGCGGCCTTTTGATCCAGCATGGGGATAATGCCCGGATCGACCTCGATCAGCTCCATGGCCATCTTGGCCGCGAGACCGGCCACCAGCGCCTCGTACCAGCGTTGGGGCACCTCGACCTCCTGCGTCATGCTGCCCACGTCCATGATGTAGCGTTGACGCCACACGACGAGCTGGCTGGTGGTGGCGGCACTATTTGGCACAGGCCACATGTGCATGATGGGTTGACGGACCTGCCTGTCGAACCAGAATTGCAGGGGTCGAGATGACTGAAAAAACTTGTTGGGAAGGGCCGTGTAATCGTCGCGGTTCATGCGTGAGAGCGGTATCTCGGTCGGCGTGTTGCCCAGATAGACCTGAGAGGCCGAGAGAACGCCACTGGTGGCCAGAACGCGAAAATACGGGGCGGCGATGCTTGTGTCCAGATCGAACCACGTCCACTCGCCGCTGACGGCTGCCGGGGTTTCAGACTGAATGGTCGTCCACGCCACGCCGTCGTCTGAGCGTTGAAGGCTGAGGGGGACGGACGCCGCCGACCACAAGACGCCGACAGTAGTGACAAAGGTGTCGCCACCAAAGTCGGTGGTTACGGATGTGCTTGTGGTGGTGTTGGTGCCGGTGACAGTCTGAAGGCTGCGAAGGCTGCTATTCAGGATATCCACAGTGGCCGAGGATAGGGTGACATCGCCTTGGCCGTCGTAAAGCGGAACCAAAACCTTCTCGATACACCACAGTGGTGTGCCTTGATTGGCCAATTCGCCGAGCAGCAAATAGAGCTGGTCATTGGCGATGTCGATGTGCTCGGACGTGATCTGTTGGGCAGACACACGGCATCGGCGGATCGCGTTGTCGATCACTTTACGGGTGTTAAACACCGTCTGCGATGTCGTGTTTGAAAACGCCATACTGTCCTGCTCATCTGGTGGGGCAGCAGTCTGCTATCGGGAGCAAACATTTCTGGCTATGCGTGGACTATAGAGAAAAGGGCGCCGCTTGTAAACGACGCCCTTGCAGTGTTATTTGCCCTCAGCCTTTTTCACGGCTAGGCTCTCGCCCCGCTCGTGCTTGGTCATGGCAGCCTTGGAGGCATACTTCTCGCCGGTCTTCTTTTCAAGAAAGGGAACCTTTGATGCGCCGACCTTGCCGCCCTTTTTGTAGGCCTCGGCACCCATATTGTTGGTGGGGCGATCCATCTGGTTCATGCGGCGCTCTGCGGCTGACATTGCGCCCTGACCCCGTGTAGGCTGGATCATAGGCGCGCGCTTAGGCGCGGCGGCCTTGGCCATCATCAAAGCCTTAGCGGCACGCATCTCAGATGAGGTCAGTGGGCGCGAGGATTTCTCCACGAGACGCCGATCTGCGTCTGATATTGCGCCTTGGCCTCGCATGTCATCCATCATCTTCATGCGGGTGGAGTTCTTGAAGTCATCCATTTCAATTTCCTTTGAATTGAACGGCCAATGACCGTTTGGGTTTACGCACTTTTCCACCCTTTGCGTATGCGCGAGGGACGGCAAGATTGGGAGCCTGCTGAGGTGGTGCGGGCTGTGGCTGCGCCTGTGGCTGCATTCCCATGACCGCCAATGGAGAGGCGGGTGGAGGCGCTCCGAGCGGCGCTGGTGCCTGTGGCCCACCTTGAGGCGGAACGGGCGCTGGTGGCGCTCCTAGAGGCTTTGCTGGGGGCGTCCCCGGCGGCGGTGCGGGTGGCAGGCGCTTCAGGGCGTCCGCGATCTGCGCCTTTGCCTGAGCGGCCTTAGATGCGAAGGACAGGTCCATTAGCTGCTCGTCCGATACCAAGTGGCGTTGGCGGCGCGATAGAGGAAGCTGACGCCGACACCAGCCGTTAGGGAGGTGATCGTGTTTGCAATGGTTTGCCCCGCCCCCGGCGTTAGCGTCAGGGCCGTACAGTTGTGCGTGGCGGCAATGGTCAGGCTTTCCCCGTCAGCAGGTCCGGAGGGCAGGGTGATTGTGCCCGCAGCCACGTTGCCCGCTGGGTCAAGGATCAGATACTGAATGCCGTTTGTGATCGTCACCGAAAAGCCGGTTAAGGGCACGACGTAGGTGTAAATGGCCTTGTCTACGTAAGTCTTGATCTGCGAAGCCGACAGTTGCCGAGTGTTGCCAGCCTGCACGCTCTCAAAGGCTTCAGTGCCTGTGAGGGTTGTCCCTGCGGTCATCCCGCTGATTTTTACGTTGGCCATGGGCTAGGTTCCTACAGCGTTTTAAGTTGCGCGAGCGTCTGTTCGGTCTCTGCGATAAGCGGGGTGAGCCGGGCGATCTCGCTCAGATTACCCCTCTTAACGGCGTCAGTCATGGCGCTGTTTTGTGCCGCCAACGCCGAACTGATCAGGTCTATGAGTTCTGCGATGGACATCAGACCAGCACCACGAGTTCTTGGGATGTTGTCGAGAGGTGAGACATAAGCAGCACCACGTCGTAGGTGTCCGTGCCGTCTAGCGCCGCGTAAGCCGCCATGCGCTGCCCCAAGGTCGCCGTGCCTGCTTGGATGTTATCTGTGGCCGTGAAGGGCGACAACACCCGGTTTTTGACATCAAAACGGTAAATCTGGTTGGCCGCAGATGCCACATAGATGTTCATGTAAAACATCCGGCCTTCGTTGCTGAACGGCGCATAAGAGCCGCACGTCCCAACGGTGAGCGTTAGCGCCCCGTCATAAGTCACGGTGCCGGTCCACGTTCCAGCGATTGCGCCAGCGATGTCCAGAACGTCAAGGTTCTGAGCAGCCCCTCGGAAGAAGTAGCAGAACGACTGGCGGGCGTTTCGCGCTGGATCAGGTTGGATGCCGTAAGACGGTGCCCACGTTCCGCCTGATGCGTTGGCGGCAGGCGCTGCGCCGAAGTATGTGATGGACCAAGCGTTCGTCACGATGCTGTTCGTGCCGTTGTTGATCGTCGTGTCATTATAGTTCCACGTATAAACCGACGTGGTGGCCGTGGAGCGCCCAAGGATCAGGTTCGGCAGTTCGATGACATATTTGGCCGACGATGATGGCGTGACAGCCCAAGCGGTTCCCATCGTGTAGACGGGCGATGGCCCAGCGGTGTGCGAGGCGATGATGTTGCGCTGGCCAACCGCCGTGACGTTAACCGTGTCTTGCACGATCCTGATCTGGAAATTGCGATATTCGTTGGCCTTCACGACACTATCGCCGTTTGTGGCCTGACCTGTAAGGCTGCTAGCGCCCGCAGCGGTCGCCGCTAGCGCGTAACGTGCCGATAGGTTGGTGTCGTAAAGAAACGTGCCTTTGATCATACCTTCGCCGGGTACGCAGTCGTAGGGCGTGTATTGCTCGTCAAGAGCCAATAGCGAGGTATCGGTGCCGACCGTGGCCGGAAGGTTGACGATAGATAGGCCGGTGGACAGCGTGTTGGTGGCGACTTCAATCGAGCGCCAAGCGTTCGCGGCCATAACGCCCGCCGACAGCATGAACACGCGGCCAGAGAGGATTTCGTAACCGTCGCCAGTAGCAGGCGTAAACGTCAAGGGGGTGTCAAGCGTAAGGGTTGGCGTGGCGCTTGCCGTGTTGCCGACGATGTAGCGTTCCTCGACCTTACCAGCGGCCTTGCCGATGATGCGGACCTTAAACCCGTACTCGCCCGATCCGCCGCGATTGGCAAGCATGTTCAAACCAACGGCGGTCGGGAACGCGGTAGAAACAACAATCGAAGACGTCGTGTTGCCAGCAGCCAAGACGCCCTTGAGACCCTGAGACGGCGCAAACACCATCGCCGCGCCCGCACCAAATGTGCCAGCCAAGGCGGGGGATTGCACAAAGTTCCAAGCCTTGGAGACGATGTTGAAGCGATTTAAAACGGTGGCATTGACAAGCTGATAGACAAACGGGTTGCGCGACCGGTCAGAGCGCAAGTCAGAACAAACGCAAGTGGCAGCCGCCGCCGCGTTGGGTGTGGGTGGCACCTGCACCCACATTTGGCGGTCGATGACCTTCTTGAAGGTGTTGGCCATTAGGTAATCCTCGATCTAACTGTCGCGGCCCACGCCGACACGTTTTGGCCGGTGGTAAGCAGTTGGGCCTGCTGATTGCCAATGCTACCGATGTTCGCGACGCCGTTGACCGCCGTGACCGTGCTGACCGTGCCGACCGTCGTTACCGTGCCGCTTTCGATCAAAGCCGTGACGCGGTTCCTACCCAAGGCCACGTCGTAGCCTCTGGGGCTGTTTGTGGCGTTCAGGAGGCGGATCAGCAGGGTTTGCAGGCCGTCCAGCAGCTCATCCGCGACGATGTTGCTTACGGCCACCGGGGCAGCCGAGATCGTTCCTACGGGCGTGTAGACCGCGTTGGTGTTCAGGTTAAAATAGGTGACCGTTACGCCGTTGTCGCGACTAACGAAGATTGCCCCCGTGGTGTCCGTGAGCAGGACATCCGCCAGCGCACTACCGCCCCCGCCTCCGCTCGATGGCGCTGAGATCGTGCCAACTGGAGTGTACACCGCATTGGTGTTCAGGTTGAAATAGGTGACCGTAGTGCCGTCGTCTCGGCTGACAAAGATCGCACCGTTGCTGTCCGTGAGTAGGACATCCGCCAACGCACCACCCCCTCCACCGCCACCCGTTGTGGGGAGAGGGTTGAGGGCGTTAATGGGGTTACCATTCTCGTCTTCGAGTAGCGTGCGGAAGTCAACGACGCCGGACATGGCCTAGAGGCTTTCGATGAACTGCTTATGGCGAGCTGCGATGGCGTCCTTCTCGGCGGCCAGATCGGCTTGGGCCTTGGCCAGCTCTTCAGCCTTGGCGTTGGCTTCCGCAGCGACGGCATCGGCCTCGGCAAGCTTCACCTGAGAGGCTTCCTTAGCCGTCAGCGCATCAGCGATGGCCTCAGTCAAAGACGCCTTCAACTTCTTGGCTTCAGCGTTTGCGGCCTTGGTGTCTGCGATGATGTCGGCGGCCTTGTCCTTGGCCTTGGAGATGATTTCCGCAGCTTCGCCCTTGGCCTCGTCCACGATGTTCGCGGCGAAGTTCTTGGCGAAGGCCGTGGCCGCAGCCGCGTTCTCGCGATCCAGAGCGGCGTCGGAACGCAACTTGTCGATCTCAGAGGCTGGGCCGATCAGCGCCACGTACTTCTTGTTCTCGGCGGTGGCCTTCTCAAGCTCTGCGAGCTTTGAGGCGTAGGCCTTCGGATCGGCGATGAGGGCCAGCAGATCGGCCAGCGTGTTGGAACCGGGCACAGACCCGTCGATGTTTGTCGAGATCATTTAGAGGCCTCCACCACCGGCTTGGATAACGGTCAGCGTAGCCGTGCCCGTGCCTGCCGAGGTGGTCAGGCGAACGGCTCGAACGGGGTACGCAATGTTGCTGTCTTTGGTCGCCGTCTGTGCCGTGAGGGACGGATGCGGCAGCCAGTTCCCCGTCGCGGGGTTGTAGTTGGCGGCGAACACATCGTCGTAGGTGTACTGGACGGTGTAGGTGATGGTTCCTGTAACCACGACGGCCAACGACACGTTGAACGGGGTCAGGTAATGGTCCAAAGGATCGGGCACCGAATTGCCGACGCCGGTCACCGAGAGAACTACGGGGCGCATGGGCGCATCCTTTTCAAAGCGGGTCTTGAACCCTAGTGTAGCGCATTAAGGCCTCGCGCGAAAGGTATTAGGCCACCCAGTTTCCCGAGTGGCCTAATCTTAGTCTTGCGACGTGGTTTGCACGTACATCACGGTCACGCGAACCTGACCTGCGGTAGGCTGGCCGACAGAGGTGATGGTGGAAACCACCGGAGCCAAAGCCGTAGAACCCATTGCAGTCAGTTGCGCCGCCGTGAAGGTGGGCGTGGTGCGCGCGGCAGTCTTGGCGTTAACGCCGCTGGCGTAGGTGGTGCCTGCCGAGGCAGTACCGACCGTGAGCGTGGCGGAGGTGGCGCTGTTGTATTGCGTCAGGACATCGGCGACGATGTTCACGATGCGCGAGCCGAGTGGCAGGTACATGGTGGCGTTCTGAACGAGCGTGGCGTCGAAGTCGATCAACACGCTTTGAGACAGAACGACCAGACCGATGTTCGGGCCACCAGCAACACCGGCTTGCTTATCGCCAGAGGCGAGAGGGCCGGACCAGAGAGTTTGAGACATAGTGTTTCCCTTTAGAGATGGGGCCGAGAGCTTTCACCCTCGGCCCACTGGACTAGTCCTCGTTAAAGGCCACTCGTCCCGTAAATTCCTCTTGGATCGGTCCAGCCCACTGCATAACGCTCGGTGGCCTTGTAGCGCATGCTGTCGGTTTCGAAGTCACCTTCCATGCTCTTCTCGAGGCCACGGCGCTTTGCCAGCTTCAGGCCATCCGACGCATCGGTCTGCACCCACCAAGCGGTGTTGGAGGTGATACGCGACAGGTTGGCTTGACCCTTGTCCAGCATGCCCATCGACTTCACAGGGTTGATGTCATTGTTGGCCGTACCTGCGCGCAGGGCGGACTTCAGCAACACTTCAGCTTGGAAGACGTTGGATGGGCCGGTAACAATCTGCTTCGGGGTGAGGCGGATGCGCTTACCGTTGTTGTCAACCGCGTTGCGGATTTGGATGAGCATCTGCTCAAGCGAAGTCTGCGACAGGTTGGCAGCGGTCGTCAGGACGTTCGAGAACGTGCCGTTGACGATGGGGTGGTTGTTGGCGTTCAGAGCCACGCCGTCGCCGCCGACATACGAGCCGTTGAAGGCGCGATTGAGGACGTTGGCGGTGAGGGTTTCCTTCGTCTCGATCAGAGACTGCGCCAAGTGCTTGGCGTAGGTCTGGCCGATACGGATGTGGTCACCATCTTCCACGAGGACCTTGGTCAGGGCGAATGCCAGACCGTAGACCTTGTAGACGTAGCGGTTGATGAACAGCACGCCACCGGACTGGTAGGTGACAGGCATGCCATCTGGCAGCTCAGGAGCCGCGCCGAACCCGTACAGGACAGGCTCTTCGTGGTAGTTCCGGGGGATGCCGGTGAACTCGTCGAAAACAGCCTTCCACTCATCAGCGCGTTGATCGTAGATGCCATTGAACTCTTGGTTCAGGATGGGCTCGACGATAGAGCGGAAGTCTGTACTACGCATTGGATTAGCCATAGTTTAAGCCCTCCTTAGTAGGCTGCGATCTTAGCAACATTCTGGTGTTCGGAGATTTGAACTTGGGCGATGACAAAGTTGTCGCCCCAGTTGTTATCCGGACCCGGAGTGATGCCGATCAGACGGAGAGATGCGTTGGCAGCCGTAGAGGCCACGTCGAGCATCAGTTGGCTAAGGCCAGTCGTGGCGTTGCCTGCGGTGATGGTGGTGAAGTCGTACTGCTCACCGATGTTCAACACGTTCAAAGCCGCGTTGGACTGGATTTCGTAAACCATCGTTGGGTCAAGCGTGACGTAGGCGATGATGTCCGTGGCAGACGTGCCGCTGATCCACTTGTTGGACACGCGACGACGACCATCCGTGTCAGTGAACTCGACACCGCAGAAGGTGCCGATGAAGCTGTCATTGATGGCGGCTGCTTCGACGGTACCGTTGGTGCCGATCTTGACAGGCTGGTTCTGTAGAATGTTGGCCCCGTATGCAGTCAGGATCGTCATGGCTTGTGGACGGACCACACCCATAGGCGAATAAGACGCGCGCAGACCAAAAGGAGCGGAAGTCGAAGACATTTGCTTACCCTTTGTAAGACGTTAATCGAAAGCCCTTAGTCGAAATGACCTCGGGCGGGTGCTTGCTGATGCATTTCCTGCATGCCATCACCTTCGAATATCGTGCTTCCCGCCGACCTGAGTTGGTCTCGGAGGAAATTGGCCGTGTCGGCCAGCTTACCCTCTTCGCGGTTAGGTGCATTATGGTGAGCTTCCTGCATGAACTTCTCGTAGAGGCTCAAGGGCAGCTTAAACGCTAGCATCTCATTGATGCCCACGCATCCGGCCCACTCGCCAGTCTTCTCAGACGCATACTCAAATCCGGGGATGTCCTCGGCCTTAACCGGGGTGTATCCTAGGCGCATGCGGCGAGCGATTGGGTCGCTACCGTTAGTCGTGGACAACCAGCACATATGATATCCGGGAATTTCCGGCAGATCGGGTAGTGCATCGTTAAATCTTTGCATTTGGAACATTTCGAGCCGGTCGTCATCGGTCATCTCGCGGTCTTCGGTGACAGTCCTGTCATCCATCGCGCGGGATCGCCGACTGGCTACACCCAAGTCCCTTTTCAGGCGTTCATCATTAGCTTCGATCATCTGGTTCACTCCTACTAGCGAGCCGAGTTGCGGTCATAAGCCTGATATGCCTTAAGCATCTGGTTCCGTTTTGTCGGATCATCCCAGACGCCTGCGTCAATCATAGCTTGTTTGCGGGCTGGTGTCACGTAGACTTCTTTCTTGGTGCTGACAGGCGCATGCTCGCGCGTGTTGCCCATTGGAGGAGCCTTACGCTTTGGTGCTCCGGTGTCCCGTGATGGGGCTGCGTCGGAGCTTCCGATACGTGCAGAGACGCGCTCGGTGAGAGCTTGCCAATACTCGTAGTTGGCGGGGTCGTAGCCTTCACGGACCAACTGATTGTCAATGGCCTTGGTGATGGCGCTGTCCTCGTCACGACCTTGTGGGTCGTACCAAGGGTTGGCCTTGATCCACTCCTGAGCCAAGTTCGTGACCCGTGGGTCAACGGTCGGCTGAGACATTTGGGTCTTGGCGCTCTCGACCTGCTGCTTGGCAGCGTAGAGCTGACCTGCTCGCTCCTTGGCCTCGTCACGCATACGCATGGCGGTAACCACGTCGTCACCATTACCGGCTTCGACGGCCCGTGCGACGATCCGCTCGGCCTGCTGGGCCTCGCTGATAGCCTCATTGAGGCGCTGGTCAATGGCGTTGACGTTGTGGTCTAGGGCATTGCCCTCCACGGCCTGCATGCGACGCATGAGCAGGTCGTTCTGCTCTCGCAGTATCCTGATCTCGCGCTGCGCGTTCTCCTTGGCAGCCTTCTGCAAGTCGCGCCGCTTGGTGCGCTTCTTGCGGTTCCGGCTGGATGCCTCGTCGTCTAGGTCATCTTGGCTCTCAGAGAGGCGCGCGTCCTCGTCATCGTCCTCGTCGCCCTCGTCGGCTTCGGTTTGATCCGGTTCTTCCTCGACGGCGATCAGCTCCTCGTCGTCGTTCTCTTCCATTAGGTTCTCAGACATCGCTCTTCCCTTTCAATGGCAGCAATGCGGTTACAAGAAGGCCTTGATAGCCATCGGATCGCCCGTGACTTTGCCCACCAGATCGAGGTCATTGAAGATGACCAAGATAGCTTCGTCCTCGCCGTTGTTCGTCTTCACAGACCAACGGTCGCCGCCGTAACGCGGCACCCGGACATACTCTCCCACGGCGCACCACGACCCCTCGGGCCACGGCTCCATGGTATTTCGGTTCTTGAACGCCAAGCTGCCCACGGCAATGACCTTGGCGATCTGAGTGTTGTAATGTTCGGTCTCTCGCACGTCCGAAGTGAGGATGATGCCACCCTTTGTCTTCGCCATTGGCGTGCGGATTTGGACCAAAACGCGCGATCCAAAGGGCTGAACGCCCGGATCGGCGGGAGGGAAGGCCTCGTCGAGGCTGTCGTAGCCGAAGCTGATCTTGTTACCAATTTCCTGCATGTGTTGCTCCCATGCGGCTAGAGAAGAAAGTCCTTGGCCTCTTTTTCGGCCATGGTGTCTAGGATCAGGTTCTTGGCCTGCTCCAAACCTGCGTAAATGCCCACAACACGGCCATAATCGTAACCGTCCTTGCCCTGTGGGCGAGAGAGCGCCTCAATCGCGAGCGTCTTTTGCTCGTCCTCGAGGCGTCTCAGTAGAATTTCGACCCTCATGCGGGGGTCTTCTTGCCCTTTTCAACGTCCTGATTGACCGGCATGCCCATAGCCATGCGCTTGTGCTGGTTGATTGGGCCGCTCGGGGCGGAACTGGTCTTAGGTGCCTTGGCCATGGTGGATTTCCTTTCTACGGGTTGATGCCGGTGCCGGTGGAGACGTTAAACCGCTCACCGGACGTGATCTCAAGCTCGGCGAGCTTCAGGGCGGTCAGGTTGTCGGCCTCGTTTTGCGCCATGCGGGCCTGAATTTCGGCCTGCGTGCGCTGGTTCTCGTTCTGCTCACGCTGCGCGGCGATGCTCAGGTCGGCCTGTAGGCGCTGCGCGTCGCTTTGTGCGCCCATCTGAAGCTTCTGGGCCTCGATCTGGAGGCGCTGGGCGTCTAGCTGTGCGTCTGCCTGTGCCCTCTGTGCGTCGCTCTGAGCCTGCTGGGCGGTCAGTTGCATCTTTTGGCCATCCAACTGCATCTTGGCCTGATCTGCCGCCTGACGACGCTGCGTCTCGGCTGCTGCGGCCTGCGAGGCTGGGTCCATAGGTGGCTGGGGCGCAAACTGCTTCATCATCTCGGAGGCGGCCTTGATCACCGGGGGCAGGCTGTCGAAGATACCCTCGGCCTGAAGCACCACGTTCTGGGACGCCTCGGCCAGCATGCGGTCGATAGCCTGCCGCTCCTTGGGGTCCTTGATCTTCTGGATCGCCTCGCTCACGCTCTCACCGGCTGCCATGTCGGCAAGCTCGGTGGTCTCGGCTGCGTACCACAGGGCGATGTGCTCCTTGAGGTGACCGATCATCACCGGGAGGTACGTCGGGGCGATAAGCTCGCTCATGCCCAGCGCCGGGTTGGTCATGTACGCGAGGTGGGTCTTGAGGTGCGCGATGTGATCCTGCTCAGGGAAGGCCACGATGGGCTTGCCCATGGTCGCGACCACGTTCTCCTGCACGGCGTTCTGGTTCTGAGGCTCGACGGCTGGGTTCAGCAGGTCCTTGGCGTTCGGCACCTTCAGGGTCTCGAGGATGCGCTCCTCGACCTTGCGGGCGTTGTACAGTTGCGGCAGGGCTGCGGCACGCTGGGCCACGGCCTGCACCTGAGCGAAACGCTGGCTCTCGGAGAAGATGTTCGGGTCCGAGACAGGCACCACGTCCATGGGGCCTTCGAAGTCGGCGCGCTTGGCGATCTCCTCGCCTAGCTCCTCGACCTCCTTGGCGTCGTCCATGTACGAGCCGTTGAGGCGGTGCAGGATCGACAGGACGCGGGCCATGCTGTTGTGCAGTCGGGCGTGCATGGCGCTGTAGACCACCATGCCCTGCTCGAGGCGTGCGAGGGTGGTGCCGACAGGTGAGTTCGGGTTGCTGTCGCCGACCTCCTCCATGGACGTTCGGACCACGCCCTTGCCTGCGTCCACGAGGAAGCCCAGAAGCTGGAACAGCACCGGGCTGGGTGGGTTGAAGGGCAGAGGCATCGCCAGCTTACGCACGTCATCGACGTTGATGCCGCCCTCGATCTCCTCGACCTGCGTAGGCTGGATGTTCAGGCTCTGACCGCCCTTGCTCCCACCCTTTAGCTTGATCATCGTCGCGCTGTTGCTGATGTGGGCGCTGTCCATCAGGGCGCGCAGCGATCCAGTCACAGCCGCAGAGATGCCGCCAATCATGTGAGGCAGGCCGATGGGGTATGCACCGCGCCACGGCACGAAGGGGAACTCGACGATCCACTGGAGCTCTTCGCGCTCCTCGTCCGCCTCGTCCCAGTTGCGGTAGATCGACAGGACCTTGCCCGAGGTCTTATCGACGCTGACGATGTACGGCGCTGGGCCGTCAGTGTCGTCCTCGATGTCGATGAAGGTGTAAATCTCGAAGACCGTCCGCAGGCCGTCCTCGTTGTACGAGGTCTCGTTCCGGCCCTCGATCTTGTCGTTGGCCACGTCCACGATGGAACGCTCAGGCTCCATGCCCGGTGAGCCCACGTCGATGTCGCGGTACATGCCGGTCTTGACCCGAGCGGCGAAGTCCAGAGCCGTGAGGTACTGGACGTGCGTGCGGCGCTGGGCGCTGTAGAAGTTGGTGGCCGCGAAGGGCAGCAGCAGGTCGTCGATGGCGACAAAGAGGAACTCAGGCCGGTTCTTCTTCTCGTTCCATGTGATCTTGAGGTACTGCGCGCCGCCGAGCGGCACTTGGGTCAGGAGCTGCTCAAGCTCGGCCCGGAACTCGGTGCTCTGGGTCGTGAGCTGCCAGTTCATGTAGGTGGTTTTGCGCTTGGCCTTGGCCACCTTGTCCGGCGTCAGGCTGCCGGGGATGAAGTCGCGCACTGGACCCTGCGGCGGGAACAGCTCCTTGATGGCCCGAGCCGAGAAGTCCACACAGACCTCGGTCAGCAGTGGGTGGACGACCTTCGACGCGCCTTGGAACTGGGCACCGCCGGGTGCATCCTCGCCTAGGCCTGTGCGCCGGATGCCTTCCTCGTACTGCTCGTCGCGCTTTGAGCGAGAGGTCTTGTCGCGGGCCAGCATCTCGATGAACTCAGAGCCGAGCTTGTTCAGCTCAGGCTCTGGCAGCGTCTCGGCTAGGTTGTCGTAGAAGTCGCCCTCGGACTGATCGACATCCTCGTCCAACGTGACGATGGCCCCGCCGTCCTCGGTGTCCTCGACATCCAGAGGCAGGTCCATATCCATCTCGACGGTCTCGCCTTCGGGCAGTTCTTCATCGTCCATGGGTCAGGCCTCGTGCGTCGGGATCGGGGGAGCATACCTCAATGTGTCGGTCATGTCACGCTACACCGAATAAGGGTTGAGGTAGGGCTCTTCGGGCTTGCGGTCGCGCTCAGCCTCCTTGGCCTGACGCTCGAGCTTGACCGGGTTGAGCAGGTTCTTGTCGATCATCAGGCGCATGGCTTGGCTGGTGCTGTCCACGTAGTCATCGTGCTTGATCGACCCCTCCCCGGTAAAGGCGCAGAGCTGGGCCAGCATCGGCTCGACCCACGTCCGAGGCTTGCCGGGGTGGCGGTCGCTCTCTGGGAGCCACACCTGACGGCGGGCGAACACGTTGCTCACCATGTGCAGGCGGGCCAGCTTGTCGGCCCTGCCGGGGTTGTAGGCGTAGGCTTGGATGCCATCGCGGTCGAGGGTCTGGCGCAGGCTGATGCCGCTGCCCTTGTCCTCGATCAGCACCATGTCAGGCTTTCGCCCGGAGGTCAGCATCTTGGACGACCCGAACATGGGCTTGAGCAGCGCCGCGTCTTGGTCGTCGCCGTAGGCCACGTTCAGCTCCTTCTTGACCCGCTTGACCAGTTCGGGCAGGCCGAGGTGCTCTTGCCAACAGTCGAGCAGCAGGACGTTCTGGCGGCCCTCAAACACGAAGGTACCCCAGACCGTGCAGGCCGAGGGGTCGGCCCCGGTCTTCTTGTCAGTCGTCGCCTCGGTGAACGCCGTGTCGAGGGACATGATGATCCAGTCCAGTTGAGGCAGAGGCTTCTTGGCGGGCCACAGGCGCATCCACGACCGCTTGATGACGCCGCTCTCCTCCGGATCGATCAGCTCCCCGTCAAGCTCCTGTCGCCCGATGGTCGTGCCCTCGTACTGCGTGAGCTGGTCGAAGAAGGCTTGGGGCAGGTTGGCCTTGTTGTCGTAGGTCGAGCCCCTCGTCAGGACGCGCCGCTTCTTGGGGGTCGTTAGCTTACGCACCAGTTCGATGGGCCTAGGCGTCGTGGTCCAGACCACCTTCGGGTCATCGCCAAGGCGCAGGCCCATCATCGCCATGTCCCAAGTGTCTTCGGCGTACTGCCACGCCGCCAGCTCATCGCACCAAATGCGCGCGAACTGCGGCCCCCGGAGGCGCTCGGCCTTCTCGGCGCTGAAGCCCCGGATGATCGCGCCACTGGTCAGGCGAATGATCAGGTCGGAACGATTGTAGTCAGCGATCAGCTTTGGGGGGATCACGTTGATCAGGCCCGCCGGTCCCTCGAAGCAGGTGTAGCGCACGTCGGACTGGGTCGGGGCGATCACCGCACTGGGCAGGGCCTCTGGATCGCTCCATGCCTCCCAGCCGATCCAGTGAGCGCCAAGGAGCGTCTTACCGAACCCTCGGCCTGCCATGACGCCCCACTCGGCCCAGTCGCCCTTGGGAGCGACCTGAGAGGGCCTCGCAGTGGTCAGCCACTTCAGACGCCAAGTGAGCGCGACCTGCTCCAGTTCGGGCAGACGCAGCAGAGCCTTCTGGTCGAGCTTGGACAGGTCGTATCCGTGCAGGATGGTCAGGACGCAGCCGCCTTGGCCGTGGCAGCCGCCAGTGACGCCAGCAGGTCCGTGGCAGTGCCCTCCTGCTCGACCTTGATCGATCCGCCGTCCTTGCCGGTGATCTCGGAGTTCTTGGTCTCACGCCAGTCGGCAGGGAAACGCGCGGCCATTGAGCGGCTGTACAGCGATGCTTGGAAGCGTTCTGCGGACAGACCCTTGCGGCCCTGACCCTCCCACCAAGCCTGTGAGGCGAGCCGAGCAGAAGCCAAGGCTGCAGAAAAGTCTGGGTGAACTGACGGCCATTCGCTCTCAAGGGTGATCCGAGACACGCCGACCTCGGCGCACATCTCGACGACCGAGTAGCCCTCAGACCCCATGCGGATGACATCGTCGCAGTACTGGGGGAGGTACTTGGTCGGCCTCCCAAACGTGTAACCCTCCGGCTTAGGAGCGGGAGGGGCCTTTGGAGCCTTCGGTGTTTTAGTCTTCTGGTCAGCCATCGCCTTCGGGCCTCCTAACAGCCCCCAATGTAATACGTTCAGGCCTTGTCGGCAAGGAGGGCCTTCTCAAGCTCCCTGATTGCCCACTGGATGCCTTGGATTTCTACGCCCATGTCATGGAGCCCGTGGGCATCTCGCGAGTGCAGGAACACCTCGCTCATGTCCCAGCACACCGCCTCTCGTTTGCGAAGGGCTGCGATCTGCTCCTCGATCATTCAGCACTTCCATCTCTTGAGTGACGCCTTGGCACGATCTGCCGGACCCTTGGCGTTTTTGACTACTCCAGACATCCGGGCGCAGAAGCTGGCCTTACGACCCTTGTCCGCCTCGCTCTTGGGGTTGGGCGCAGGAGCCTTCAGCTTGGAGCCTGTGGCCGCGTTGTACTTCGCCCGACCCTTGGCCGTCAGACCAGCTCCCCGCTTGACGGACAGCTTCTCTCCACGACCGACTGAGAGGGACACTGCGAGGTCTGATTTTCCAGCCATTTCGATATCTCCAAGACCACCGATAAAATACCTTTTTTGAGAACCGAACACAACGACCAGATCGACCCCTTGCACGGCAATGACCCTATGACCCTAACCCTTAAGGTGGTTAGGGTCAGGGAGGGTCATAATTTGCCCTGTTTTGCCCCCCTTTTGACCCTGACCCTAGAGATGACCCTAGGGTCATTTAGGGTCAACTTTATGCGGCCTTCTTTTGGGCATTGTAGAGGTCCAAAATAGCCCTCCCGGTGTCCGAGCTGGCCCTCTTGTAGGCCGCGTATGTGGTGGGGTTAGGTTGCTTCTTCCACCGCCTCCAAGCCTGCTGCTCGGCGACCTGTGCGGTGCGTAGGGTCTCACTTTCCATCGGTGATCTTCCTCAGCAGATACTCGTTGGCGGCCCCCACGGCGAGGGCGCACTGTGCCGTGTCGCAGTCCGTGCCAGCCGCGTAGGCGGTCAGATCGGTGCCGCGCAGGACCACGACCACGACGGTGGTGGGCTCGTCCTCAGCGATCTTGTCGGCGATCTGGAAGAGTAGGGCGGATGAGGGGTTCATGGGTGATTTCCTTTACGGACAAATTTCCATAGGCCGGGGTCCAGAGGATAATCTGCGGAGATGTGCCCGGTGAGATACCTAAGAAGGCAGGCGTTGCTGTCGATGGCCGCGATAGTCCATTCGGCACCGTTGATATGTCGGACGATGTCGCCGACCTCCTGAACCGGCTCTGGCGGGGTGGTGAATTCTAGGGTGGCGTCGTGCTCCAGAATATGGCGCAGTGTTCCATCCTCAAACGCAATGGTAAATCGATTGCTGTAAGTTGGGTAATGCTCAACGATCTTAGCCCGCAACGTAACCCACTTCCCAACGTCCGCTTGTGTTAGGTCTTTAGCTTTCATGATCTACTCTCCTCTGGTTACTTAATTAAAAAAGCCAAAGCCATCATGGCCAACAGGCCAAAAGACATCAGGCTCAAGCTGCCGCATACAATCATTCCAGTGAAGGCCCACCAAGGAACTTTAGGTGTCGGTGGCGTGTAGGGTGTCATTTTAGCAATTTCCTTATTAATGTCTTTGCGCCAAACGGTTTTGCCGACGCGATAGCGTTTGCCGTCAAGGCCTATGAACGTGTCGCCTTTTTTCATGGGTTAAGCTCCTTTGGCTTTCTTGATGGCTGATGTCGCAAAAAACAGGTGATAGTCAACGGCCTTGGCAAAATCTTTAGAGCCCAAATTGGTCTCATACTTTCGCACAAGATCGACCAGAGCCTCGAGCTGTTCAAGCAGCTCTGGTGCCTCGGCGATCAGGTTTGCCTCCTCCCCACCAATAGGCCCGGCGATCTCATTGCCATGGCTGTCAAAGACATGGCTGCCTCGGGGGAAGTCGGGAGCCCAGTCGATCTCGGCTCGCCATGGTGCGTTGATGGTCATTAGTCTTCTCCTCTCTTGCCGTGCAGGGCCTCACTGACCCGACCGGGGTTGACGCCAAAGGTGTTGGCCACGTCCTGCATGGCCATGCCGGGGTAATCAGCCACAAAGGCTCTGATGCTGGCCTTAAGCTGTTCATCTAAGCCCTTGCGGGTGGTTTGTGCTCGAGTGTATTGGCGTCGGTAAGTGGCCGTGGCCAGTTCGGACAGCTCTGGGATGCCGTGGATGACCGCCAGTTCGTGCAGCCGCTCACGGATTTGGGGGATGGTTAGCTTGGTCATATGATCTCCTAGGGTCAGTAGTGGATGGGCGAGGACTTGTCCCCGAACAGGTCGATGGTCTCAGGGCCATCGGCGAGGCGGTCATACTCTGCCTGACGGATGGCGTCCTGCACTTCGTAGTAGGCGATGAGCTTGTCTTGGATGGGGTGCCAGATCACTAGGGCGGCTACGTGGGCCTCGTCGGCCTTTTGATAGGCTACGAGGTTAGCCTTGGTGCGGGACCGACCGGCGGCGCTGGCGGCCCATTGAGCGGTACGGCATGCGTCGTTGACCGCAATGTAAGCCGCCTCGACCTCAGCCACCAGATCGGCGGGAACGTCTTTGGCGGTCTCTTCTGTGAACCAAACGTAGGTCATTGGGCAGCTCCTTGGATGTCGCGCGCAGCTTGGCGCAGCTTTTGGATCAGTTCAGGGCCACCGAAGCCCCAGCCCTCTGGCATGTGCTCCTCGCCCATGTGCTCGAGGACGGCTGCCCTGCTGCGGAGCAGGCTGGCGGCCTTCTTGGGCTCTTGGATGGCCAAGCCTTGGCAGTGGACGATCCAGCCCTCCACGACGATCTTGGCATCTTCAACGCTCTTGGGTGCAGGCATAGGGGTCTCTCCGTGTGTGAGGGTGGGGATCAGTACGAGCGGGCTTCAGCGAGGCTCTCGCAGCGCGTCAGGCCATTGTGCGGGACGAAGGAGTAGATCGCACCCTTAGCCGAGCGCAGGACGTACAGGTCGGGCAGATAGTCACCGGGCGTGGCGACCTTCTCGAGGACTTCCAGTCCGGCGATGAAGCCAACCTTAACGGTTTGGCCGACAGTCCAGTCTTGCTTTGAGCGGGTGGTCATTGGGGTCTCTCCGTGGGGCAGGGTGGTGGGGGCCGAAGCCCCCGCTGTGGGTAGGTGGCCTATCGGGCCTGAACCAGTTGGAACACTGCGTTGATCTGCTTGACGCTAGCCCCGTAAGGGTTGCCGCCGTTGGTGATGCCGGACTGGCCCCAGCCTTCGCGAACCAAGTCGCTGATCTGGGCAATGGCCTCGGAGGTCATGGTGGCAAGGCGGCGGTTCATTTCGACGGTGGTCATCTGAGTAGCTCCGGTTGGGTTTGGGCGGCCCCGCTGGGCCGGTGAGTTCTTTAAATCATGCCCTGATCGGTCTTGCAACCACTTAATTGCAAATTGACAGAAAAAAGATTGAGGGGGTCACCACTCCCCCCTGACCTCCTCCCGCTGCCCTGCCAGCGCCTTGGCGACCGCGCCCACGGCCCGGATGGCCTGCTTGGCGGTCTTGCACTCGCCGATCTCCTCGAGGATGTCGGCGTCGTCCCAGCACTCGACGATGAAGTCCCAGCCGCCCTTCTCGTAGTTGGCGAGGGCGTGGGCCTTGACGGCGGCGATCAGGGTCTGGGTGTCGGTCATGGGGGTCTCTCCGTGGGTTAGGGTGGGGGCCGAAGCCCCCTCTCGGGTTAGTAGGTGAAGAAGCCAGTGCAGACGCCGAGGTAGCCCCCGGTGCAGGTTGGGCGACGCAGCAGCTCGGTCAGGTCGATGGCTCCGACCCAGCGGCCCCAAGCCTCGTTGAAGAACACGATGTAGTTGGCGGAGGGGGCGTTGTCCCGACCGGCGCGGTCGAAGTGGTTGGCCGCGATCTGCGCCATGTTCGCCGTAGCCTTCTCAGCGGCTGCCTTCGTAGCGTAGTTCTTGCAAGGCTGCTTGTTGGTGGCGCGGTAGTCTTCGATGCTGGCGGTCAGGGTGTCGATGATGTTGGCCATTGGGGTGGTCTCCGTGGTTGTGTCAGTGGCGGCCCTGCTGGGCCGGTGAGGTCTTTAAACACTACAATCAGATTGCTTGCAACCATTTAATTGCAGATTGACGAAAAAAGATTGAGGGGGCCGAAGCCCCCCCGCTGTGGATTAGAACCAGTTGTCGCCTTCTGGGTGCTCGTCGCAGTACCGGGTCTCTTCCCAGCGCATGCGGGCGATCTCGCCGTCCTCGTCTTCGATGTACTCTTCGTCGTAGCCACTCGCGTGATGCTCAAGGAGGAGGTAGGCCTCCTTGGCGTAAAAGAGGCAGGAGCGGATGTCGTCGCCGCCAACCGTCATCTGGCTCTTTCCCAAGCGAACCGTGGCCGTTGGACCTTCGCCTGAGAAGTTGGTCAGGGTGCCGATGAAGACGCCGTCAGCGGTCAGGTCCCAGATTGGAACGAAAGTCCGAACGCGCTTGGCAAGAAAGGAAGGAGTTTTGTAGGCCATGGGGGTCTCTCCGTGGGGGTCTGTGTTTCTCTCTGCAACCTTTATGAATGATACCCAGACCCCTTGCAAGCGGCTAATTGCAAAATGATGCAATTATTTTATTGCACCCCCCTTGGTCAGCATCATGGCGCTTGCATTCGCGTCATCCACCACGATCCAACCGTGCTCCAGAGCCTCGATGATCTCGCCCTGAAGCAGCGCCCCGATCATCTTATCGGGGTAAGACGGATTGACCATGTTCCGCACGGTGCGCTCTGCGTTCCCGTCCTTGGTCAGCAGGTCCTTCAGGATCGATCTGGAGACGTATGGAGCGTCTTCGCGTACCTCGGCCCCACCAGCCCACCAAGCCCGCTCCAGCGTCTTCCTGTGGCCGTCCAGCTTGCTGTCCCTCTTACGCTCTGGCGGGGCGTCCTCGGCCACCAGAACGGCGCTGGTGACAGGCTCACCGTCCTCGTCGAACCAGCCCCTGATCGCCACGGACTTGAGACTGGCGAAGATCGGCTCGGCCTCCTCTGCGTCCTTGGACTTGCGCTGCACGATCTGCATGGCCGCGTCGCCCTTCGGCGGGATGACGCTGATCTCGATCTCGAGCGCGCCTTTCCAAGCAGACGATCCCCGCGCCCGGTGCTGGGTCTCGTCAGATACGCCAGTGTGGTGGACCAGCAGGACCGAGCAGTTGAACTCGGCCATCAGGTTGGCGCAGGCGTCGATCATGGTTTTGGCGTCTTGCGAACTGTTCTCATCTCCGGCGAGGAAGCGGTGCAGGGTGTCCACCACGATGAGGTTGGGGGCCTTTGGTAGATCGGCGCGGATGGCGTCAACCACGCGCGAGTAACCCTCTGGCGTGTTCAGGTCGCACCCGGCCCTGCTGATCCACATATCGAGGGGACCGGCGTTGTGCTCCTGCCTCCAAGCCGCCACCCGCCCACGCATGCCGTGGTGGCCCTCACCGGCCAAATAAACGACTGGGCCAGCCTTGACCTTGTGACCCTGCCACTCCGGGATACCGGCGGCCATGTGAAGGCTCCAGTCCAGAACCACGAAGGTCTTGCCGCCGCCCGATGGGCCGTGGACCATGATCAGGGCGTTCTCCTGCACCCACTTCTTCACCAGCCACTTGATGGGGGCGGGCTCCATGCAGAAGCTGTCGGCGGGGATCAGCCAGTCGGTCAGGGGTGGGGCCAGCAATATCTTGAGGTCGTGCCCAGCCTGAGCGTAGTCATTGGCGTCGCCGATCAGGGGCGGGACGATCAGGCGCGCACCGTGCTTGGCGCAGGCCTGTTCAGCGTACTTCTGGCCAGTGCCGGAGGCGTCATTGTCGGCCACGATCACGATCTCTTGGGATGGGCCGTACCGCTCGCGGATGGTTCCCAAGACGGGAACGATGTTGGATGCCGAGTAGGCCACGACGCAGGGGCGGTTGGTGGCCTCGTGGATGGTGGCTGCGGTGGCGAAGCCCTCGGCGATGTAGATGGTGCCGGGTTCGTCAAGGGTGCCGACCATCCAGTGACAGCCGAGGGTCTGGCCGCCAGTGTGGTAGAGCTTGCCGCCCTCGTGGTCGATGTACTGAACCGAGGCGAGGTGGTCACCGAGATAGAGCGGCACGACCAGACGACCGTCGCCTGTGACGCGCGCGCCGTGGACTGCGATGCCCTTTCGGGCGAGGTAGGGGTGATCTGGGTGAGCCGCACCGGCATTGGTCCAGATGGTCTCGACCGTGTCCGAGGCGATCTCGCGCTGTCTCTTCAGCTCTGCGTCTCTGGTGGCCTTGGCCTCTGCCATGCGGCGGGCGTGGGCCATCTCCTCGGCGGGGGACAGGTTGCGCCCAACATCGGCGCGCCAAGTGATCTCGATGCCAGCTCGCCAGCAGCCAAAGCGGCCAGCAGGGACGCCGTCCCCGTAGGCGATGTACCAGCCCGACTTGTCGTGACCAGCCTTGCCCTTGGTGCCTGAGTTGAAGCGGTGAAGCTTGCCGTCGAGCTGTACGGTCTGGGGTGTCGTCAGCCCTGCCGCCTGCATGGCGTCCAGAAGCTGAAGCTCTGGCGGGTCTGGTTCTATTGCCTTGGGTGGGGACCACGCGCCGCCCAAGATGTTGGTCAAGTCAGCCATTAACCGGAGCCCCGCTCAGATAGTCGGACAGGGTCTTGAGGGTGGCGTAGGTGGGATTGGTATTACTGCCGGTTCTAATGGCTGCCAGTGTGTTGCGATGCACGCCAGTGTTCTCCGAGACCTTCTCAAGGTTCCGGTCGTCCAGCGCGGTTCGTATTTGTTCGAGGTTGAGCATTTCACGTCCTCTGTAAATTTCTGCACAATGGGGGGTTTACACACGCACCAATGGTCTGTAAAGAATTAATCACGCACCGACTGGATTGTCCGACTGGTGCATCAACAGGAGCCATCATGGCTATCAATTTGAAGAAGACCGGCGGGCTGACCGCCGATGGCGTAAAGCTGCTCGTCTACGGACAGGCAGGCTCAGGTAAGACCAGTCTAATCCCCACCTTGCCTAATCCGATAGTACTTTCGGCTGAGGGCGGCTTGCTGTCAATTCAGGACGCAAACATCGACTTCATTGAGATCGCCAACATGGACGATCTGCGTGAGGCTTATGAGTGGGCCAAGGACAGTAAAGAGGCCGACCAGTTCCAGAGCGTGGCCTTGGACAGCATCAGCGAAGTGGCCGAGGTCGTCCTCCAGCACGAGCTGAAGAAGAACAAGGACGGTCGAGCGGCCTACGGTGAACTGAACACCACCATGCAGGAACTGATCCGCGCCTTCCGCGACCTCCCCGGCAAGCACGTCTACATGAGTGCCAAGCTCGAGAAGTCGCAGGATGAGATGGGCAAGCTGCTCTACAACCCGTCCATGCCGGGTAAGTCACTGACGCAGGGCCTGCCCTACTTCTTTGACGAGGTGCTGGCCTTGCGCGTTGAGCGTGACGCAGAGAACAACACCCAGCGCGCCCTGATGTGCGACAGCGACGGCGTCTGGCTGGCCAAGGATCGGTCAGGCAAGCTCGAAAGCTGGGAGGCTCCAGACCTCGGCGCGATCATTGCCAAGATCGGGGGTGGCCGTTGAGCCTGTATCAACAATGGCTCGACGCCAAGCAGATGGAGGCTCACGCCATCCAAGCGCGTCGGGCCGTCGAGGATCAGTTGGTCAAGCAGTTCAAGGTGCCAGACGACTTGGACGGCACCACGACTGAGATTGACGGCGGCTACAAGATCAAAATTGATGGCCGCATCAATCGCAAGGTCAACGGCGACAAGCTTCAGGAGCTTGCCGTCGAGCACGGTCTGACGGAGCACCTCTCAAGCCTGTTCCGTTGGAAGCCCGAAATTGCCATGACGGCATGGAAGGCTGCGGACAAGACGATCACCACCCCACTGTTGGACGCGATCACGGCGACGCCGGGCCGTCCATCTTTTACCATCACACTCAAGGAGTAGAACACCATGGCATTTCTAGGCGAGACCATTAAGGCAGACGAACTTCCCACCTCGGATCGCTCTTACGATCTGATCCCAGAGGGCTGGTATGCCGCCACCATTAGCAAGGCCGAACTGGGCCAGACTAAGGCTGGGACCGGCACCAAGATCGACATCCGGTATGACATCACAGGCCCTACCCACGAGGGGCGGGTGGTGTTTGCAAGTGTCAACATCCGCAACCAGAGTGCGGCGGCTGAGAAGATCGGGCGTGAGCAGCTCGGTGAGATTATGCGCGCCATCGGTCTGGCGAAGGTTGAGGACACAGACCAACTGATCGGGGGCACGCTCCAGATCAAGGTCAAAATCCGCAAGCCATCCGAGAAGGACAAGGCCGCAGGCTACACCAACGAGCAGAACGAGATCGGCGGGTGGAAGTCGGCAAGCGGCGCGGCACCTCTCCCCGTCCGCACTGCCTCCGCACCGGCTGCGACGTCCGCACCGGCTGGCGCGAAGCCTCCTTGGGCTAAGTAGTAGCCACCAAAAGAAAGCCCCGGCCAGTGACACACCGGCTGGGGCTAGTTTTTCGCAGGAGAGAGGCCATGAAGTTACCCGAACCCGTTCATACACTAACCGCCCTGATCGATCAATATCACGAGAGCCTCGCCGAGAGGCCGCGCCCGCACATGGGGTGCAGCACCCTAGGCCACCACTGCGAGCGGTGGCTCTGGCTCTCCTTCCGCTGGGCCGTGGTCGAGAAGTTTGAGGGGCGCATCCTTCGCCTGTTCCGACGCGGGCACAATGAGGAGGCCACGATTATTGCCGACCTCAAGGGCGCAGGCATCGACATCCGATCCAGTCAGGCGCGTGTCAACTTCGGTAGCCACGTCTCGGGCAGCCTCGACGGCATCATTGAGAGCGGCGTGCCAGAGGCCCCCAAGAAGCGGCACGTGGCCGAGTTCAAGACGCACGCCAAGAAGTCCTTTGAGGACGTGGTCAAGAACGGCGTGGAGAAGTCCAAGCCCATGCACTTCACTCAGATGCAGGTCTACATGCACGGCATGGATATCGACCGCGCGCTCTACGTGGCCGTTTGCAAGGACGACGACCGCCTGTACACCGAGCGGGTGCGTTATGATCGCGACGTAGCTGAGAAGGCCATCGCCAAGGGTCAGCGCATTGCCTTGGCAGATCGCATCCCCCCGCCGATCAGCACGGACCCATCTTGGTTCCAGTGCAAGTTCTGCCCAGCGCACGCATTCTGTCACAAGGCCGAGCCGACGAAGCACGCCAACTGCCGCACCTGCGCCCACAGTACGGCCATGGCGGATAGTACGTGGCGCTGCGAGCGGCACGAGGCCGACAACATCCCCGAGGACTTCCAGCACGAGGGCTGCGACGACCACGTCATCCACCCCGATCTGGTGCCTTGGCCGATGACGCCGAGCGAAGATGGCCTGAGCGTGACGTGGGACATCGACGGGCGACAGGTGGTCAATGGGCCGGGTGGGTACACCAGCAAGGAGATCGTGACCAATCCAGAGGCGTGTGAGACGCCGTTTGTGAAGACAGTTAGAGAGGCGTTTCCGGGCGCGAAGGTGGTCAAATGATCTACGGTTCAGTTTGCAGCGGCATTGAGGCCGCTTCAGTCGCGTGGCACCCCCTTGGTTGGAAGGCCTCGTTTGTGTCCGAGATTGATAAATTTCCCCGCGCTGTGTTGGCGCACCATTACCCAGAGGTTCCCCTGCATGGCGATTTCACCACGATCCAAGACGGACAATATGAACCAATTGACCTTCTGGTCGGAGGAACTCCCTGCCAGTCCTTCAGCGTCGCAGGCCTCAGAGGCGGACTGGACGACGACCGTGGTAACTTGGCCCTCGAGTTCCTTAAGCTTGCTCAACGACTGCGCCCCAGATGGGTGGTTTGGGAGAACGTCCCCGGCGTCCTGTCAAGTAACGGAGGACGGGACTTTGGTTCCATCCTCGCGGGCTTGGGCGAGGTCGGGTATGGGTTCGCCTACCGAGTTCTTGACGCTCAATATTTCGGACTGGCCCAGCGCCGCAAGCGTGTGTTCGTTGTCGGATATCTTGGAGACTGGCGACGTGCCGCATCGGTTCTTTTTGAGCGCGAAGGCTTGCGAGGGGATACTGCGCCGAGCAGAGAAAAGGGGGAAGGTTCTGCCAGCGGCTTTGAGGTTGGCCCTACAAACAGTAGCGGACCAAGCGTTGCCTTTGCCATTAACACCAGCGACGGCGTACCCAGGTTGTCCAATATCACCGCAACGCTAGACTGCGCGGGGACAACGGGTAGAGGTTCTTCTCAACGAATTGATGTTTTGAATTTTGACACCACTCAAATCACCAGCCCCCAAAACGGCAGCAACCCAAAGCCGGGCGATCCGTGTCACCCCATTACGGCGCAGGGGCATGTTCCAGCCGTTGCCTTTGATTGGCAGATGGGCGCAAAAGCACGATCCATTGCGATAAACGAAGAGCAATCTCCCACATTGAGCACTCAAGCGGATCGGATTGCCGTTGCCTTTGCTCAAAACACGCGAGACGAAGTGCGCGAGATGGCGGTTGTTGGGGCCTTAGCGGCCAATCCGGGCATGAAGCAAACAAGTTTTATCCGGCAGGCCTCCGCCGTCCGCCGTCTGACCCCCACCGAATGCGAGCGCCTACAAGGCTTCCCAGACGGTTACACGCTGATCCCATATCGCGGCAAGCCCGCCGCAGACGGCCCCAGATATAAGGCGCTAGGCAATTCAATGGCCGTTCCATGTATGCGCTGGATCGGCGAACGCATCCAGATGGTGGAGGACCTGCCATGCTAAGAGATTATCAACAACGCGCCATTGACCAGCTTTACGCTTGGTTCGCCGCAGGCAATGAGGGCAACCCCTGCTTGGTTCTGCCGACAGGCGCGGGCAAGAGCCACATCGTGGCCGCCCTGTGCAAGGACGCCCTCCAGAACTGGCCAGAGACGCGCATCTTGATGCTGACGCACGTCAAGGAACTGATCGAACAGAACGCCGAGAAGATGCGCGAGCACTGGAGGGGCGCGCCCATGGGCATCTATTCCTCGGCGCTAAGGCTCAGGCAGCTTGGGGAGCCCATCACGTTCGCGGGCATTCAGTCAATCCGCAACAAGGCCAGTCAGGTCGGCCACATCGACCTTTGCATCATCGACGAGTGCCACCTTGTCAGCCACAAGGACGAGGGCGGCTACAGGTCGTTCCTGTCGAACCTGAAGAAGATCAATCCAAATATGCGCGTCGTGGGGCTCACGGCCACGCCATACCGCTTAGGCCACGGCGTGATCACCAACGGGTCGGCCCTGTTCCACGACCTGATTGAGCCGGTGACAATTGAGGAACTGATCCACAAGGGGCACCTATCGACGCTCAAGAGTAAGTTCACGAAGACCTCGTTCGACACGTCCGGCGTCCACAAGAGGGGCGGTGACTTCATCGAGAGCGAACTTCAGGCCGCCGTGGACACGGACAAGAACAATCTGTCAGTGGTCGAAGAGGTGATCGAGTGGGCCGGGGATCGCAAGGCTTGGCTGATCTTCTGCACGGGCGTCGGTCACGCCCAAAACGTGGCTGACGTCTTGGCCTCGCACGGCATCCCATCCGCCTGCGTGACCGGCACGACCCCCAAGGCGCAGCGCGAGCGCATCCTAGCCGACTTCAAGGCCGGTAAGCTCCGCGCCGTGACCAACGCCAACGTGCTCACCACCGGCTTTGACTACCCGGACATTGACCTGATCGCCATGCTGCGCCCGACCATGAGCGCCAGCCTGTACGTCCAGATGGCGGGGCGCGGCATGCGGATCAAGAGCCACACCGACCACTGCCTCGTCCTTGACTTTGCGAGGGTCGTACAGACGCACGGACCCATCACGGCCATCAACCCCGGCAAACCCAAGGGGGAGGGCACTGGCGAGGCTCCTGTGAAGGCCTGCCTGTCGTGTGACGAGCTTGTGCCTATCTCCGCGAGGGTCTGCCCGAACTGCGGCGAGCCATTTCCCATATCGGAGCCCCCAAAGCTAATGCTGCATCAAGACGACATCATGGGTCTGGAGGGCACAGACATGAGCCTGACAGGCTGGCAATGGCGAAAGCATATCTCTCGCACGAGCGGCAAGGAGATGCTGGCCGTGACCTATTACGGGGCGCTGTCTGATCCGAGCGTGGTGGAGTATCTGGCTGTGACGCACGATGGGATCGCCGGGGACAGGGCCATGGCCACATTTTATAAAATTGCTCGACGTGCCGAAGTAAACCTTGCGGGCGCGACAAGCCTTGACGAGTGGGCAGATAGGTTGAATGTGGGTGCCCATCCAAGCGAGATTGAATATCGTAAGGACGGAAAATTTTACCGGGTATTGAAGAGGAGTTGGGACAATGGCGCGAGCGCATAAGCCGGATTTTTTGATTGAGTGGGAGAAGTGGCGGGACGCTGGGCCGCCCAAGTGCTGCCACAACTGCGACCACTACGACGTGGGTGGCAAGTGCATGGCGTTTGATATGTACCCACCTCTGGAGTTTGTGAACACCGCAGACCAGTGCTCATCTTGGTGGCAGGGGATACCCTTTTGACCGAAGAACGCATCCCCACAGAGCACGAGGAGCAGCGCGAGGTGGTCTCGTGGTTTCGCCAGACCTACCGACCGTGCCGCATCTTCGCCATCCCCAACGGCGGCCTGCGGTCTCGCGCCACAGCCGCCAAGCTGAAAGTCGAGGGTGTCAGCGCCGGGGTGCCCGATCTGTTCATCCCCAAGCACCTGCTCTGGGTCGAAATGAAGCGGATCAAGGGCGGCACCCTGTCCAAGGAGCAGAAGGACTGGCGGGACTATCTGATCGACCAGTGCGGACACACTTGGATGGTGTGCCTTGGGGCGCAGGATGCCAAAGAACAAATTTTGGCCTTCATGCAATTATCCGCTTGCAAGCATCCGATTGCAGGAGCATAAGGGTCTCCAGAAGCAACCCAGACCCCACGGAGACTTTCGATGACCACTCTTTCTCGCGTTAACGCCGCCATCGCCAAAGCTGGCATCCCCTTGGAGCTGGAGCGTGGCGAAGGCTACCAGTATTTCATCTTCAGTAACCCCGAAGCCAACCAGTACGAGACCGTCTCGGTCTACGTCTGTTACCTCAAGGACTACTCGGTTAAGGAGTGGGTCAATCAGGCCGGTCTGGCCTATTGCGAAATCCTCGAGCGCTTGAAGAAATACGCGGAACTCGCAGCATAGGGGCTTCGGCCCCACCAATCCCACGGAGAACCCCAATGACCTACGATCAAAGCCAAATCGACTACACCCCATCATGGGGCTCAAACACCCCCGTCGCCCGCATCGGCCTCGAGCAGGTCTACGAAGGCCATTTCTACAACAAGACCGCGCGCCGTTCGGCGACGCTGGAGATCGCCGTCCGCACAGGCGGCGACCGCCGCTGGCTCGAGATCATCCCCGTGAGCGGAAAGCGCGAAGCCAACCGCATCATCGCGGAGCGCAACGCCAGCCCCGAAAGCCGCAACCCTATCGTCGCGTGGAACTTCTAGCCATGACCGAAGATCAAGTTTACGCCCAGCTCCCAGACGGCGCGGAATGGACCGCGTCGTTCGGGCTACCCACCGCATCGGGCTTCAAAGAAGCCTACAGGGATACAGACGGCACGAAGTACTGGATATCCAACGGACCCCACAACCCCCTTAATCGACTAGATTGGTCGATCACAAAGAAGGACGCGTAAGATGACTGATCTAATGACCCCCTTCATAACCATCAGCGGCGACAGCCGCGACACCCTCGTCAACGACCGCGCCGCTGTCCTGCCAGCCCTGCGTGAGGTCATGAAGCTGATGTCCGAGACCAAACCTAACGGTCGTAACTACATTGGCCAGAACGAGGCCTACGAGCGTGATCGGGCAATCTATGCGGCGCGCTTCTCGGCACTGGACACGTTGTACAACACGCTTCTGGATGAGGCTCTGGCTATTGATCGGGGAGGGGCGCAGTGATCTCCCTAACCCCTCCCCAACTCACCCTCCTGCGCCCCGCCGCAGCGCCCCCAGAGTACGTCATCGCGGCTTACCGGGCGGCTCGCCTGTCAGCTAACCCAACCCGATTTGTAAGGAGAATGTAATGACCGAGCACAAGTACGGCCCCAAGGGTCATATCTTGGATGCGTTTATTGAGCACTTGAAAACTATGACGCGGGATGATTGGGAGCCAATTTTTAATTTTTGGCTTTGCACTTTTGAACAGACAATCAAACATTCATCAATGCGAGCAATGGAGTGCGCATGGAAGGAAATAGATCGCATTGATTGGGCTCTTGCAGGGCAAGACGTTGCAGATGTCGCACGACGCGCCGTGGTTAGAGGTGATGTGGACATCGCGGGGCGCGGCGCAGCTAGCATTGCATTCTATGCTGGTGACGAAATTTTAGGGTCTGGCGTCATGCGCGAGCGCGGTTATGGGTTCTTTTTTCTACCCATGTTTGGCTTTTCAAGTGAGCAAGCCATTATCAAACAGGAGCAACTGTGATGACCGACAACTCACACCTCGACGCCGCTTATGAACAGGTCAAGCGCGAAGAATATCAATACGGCCAAGCTATTTTGGCCCACGAGAGAGCCCGCATGTCCCAGCGCCCCAAGCCCAAGTTCATCTTGGAGATCGTCAACCCTTATCGCGCCCGCCCCTCAAAGGCGACCATGCTTGACGTGATGTCTGTGGCCCTCATGGTGGCGTCTTGGACTGGCATCTTGTTTGGCCTCTACCTTTTATCCAAATAGTGCTTGCAACCAACAAATTGCAGGAGCATAAAGATCAGACCAACCACGGAGACCACCCCAATGACCGACCCAGAACCCCTAACCCCCGCCGACATCGCCGAGTTCGCATCAAGCGGCTGGCTTGAGCTGCTGATCGACAACGCGGGTAAGACCTACAGCACCGAGACCCTGTGGGTCTGCGTCGAGTGCGATGACTACATTTTCAAGGCCGCCGAGCGCGGCGAGAATTGGAACGGCGAAAGCCTGTGCGAGCACTGCGCGGGTGAGGCCTACATCAAGTCATGCAGGAATGGAGAAGATTGGTGAGCGACCCAAACGCCTATTATGGCGCAGCCCAGCATCATGCGCTGGCTATGCAGACGCAAGCCTACCGCGACCACCTTGCCGCTCGGCCATTATGCAAAAATGTTTGCTGCCAGCCCCTTCAACCTGTTGAAAACAACCACATGCCCCTGCTGGCATACGAGGTCGCAGAAATGGAAAAACCTATCAACTGGGTGATCGAGATCATCACCGTCCTGCTCGCGGCCCTGCTCGCTGGCGTCACTGTCTTTGTTTTGGGGTGGTGAGATGACCAGACCAATAACCCTCCTCTGGACCGAGGACCGCAAAAAAGAGTTCGCCGCACAGTACTACGCGGAAGTCCCCACGGAGCAGCGCGAGAAGTATTTTGAAATAAGCAAGGGACGCCTGCGCGAACTGGAGTTGGCTTTCGGCCTCAGATCGCCCGGTGGGCACTCCAGAGTGTGCCCGGAGGACTTCAAGGAGGTGTATGCCAAGATAGGCTCCGTCGCCGCCAGAACGTACTACCGAACCGGCTGGAGCACGATTGTGCGCTGGTGCGTGGAGAATAATTTGCGCGAGGAAATCCCCGAGGGAAAAATTCCTGCCGACTGGGAGCAGGTCGCGCCGACCCTTACGCACGCCGAACTGCGCCGCAAGTACCGCCTGTCGCCCTACCGCCTGTCGATCCTGATCGCACAGACGGGCGTCAATCCGCTGCCGTTGCCCGGTCGCAGAACACCGCGTCCAAAAGACCCAGCCATTCCTGCGCCCCCACCAAAGGTGATTGAGAAGCCGGTTGATCCCCTCCGCGCCGACAAGGCCGCGCACCACCTGCGTCGGCATTATCCGGCGGTGCATCGCTGTGACCTCAAAATGTACACAGGGCGAAGCACGGTCTGGGCAGATGTGCAGACCCCGCCGATCCCCAACCACGGGATTGGGTACTATTGGGTGTCTGGCAAGGGTGCCATGCTGAACGTCGATATGATTGATCTGGCGGTCGCGAAGGGGTTTCGTGGCTGATATGGTAGCCCACCGTCAACTCACCCCCGGACAGGTCCAGATCATCAGGTCGCGTTACGTGGCCGGGTGCCGCAGGAACGGTGCCGCATCGGTCGGCAAGGTCTTTGGTGTGTCTTCCAGCGCCATCCGCGATATAGTGGACGGTAGGAGCTACAGGGACGCGCCCAGCGGCCATCGCCCTGTTTCTGAGGACAACATAGCCTTCGTGCGCCGATGGCTTGTACCGTGCCACAGGGAGCGCGGGTGGAACGCCTTCGCCAGAGTGCTGGGCGTCCACCCGAAGGTGCTTAGGGCTCTTGTGAAGGATTAAGCGTGCGTCTTGCCCAAAGACCACTTCTCGCGTCGCCACGTCAGGTACTCGCCCATCTCCTCCAACGAGAAGAACGTGCGGACGAACCTGACGGGGTCGTGAGCGTAATCAGGGTCGATCACCGTGCCCATGGACCGAGCCCAGTTCCCGTGCTGAAAGCCCTTCTCTGCGGCGTAATGGTCAAAGTCTTTGTAGGTGCCGATCCTCAGGCCGTGGCACAGGCGCTGGGGGTCGTTGTGCCAGACGGGGATGTACCCGGCTGTGTGCCTGTGACCGCAGGCCATGATGTGATCGCGGTATCCAAAAAGGGTCTCTCGGACGAGGGCGTGCGCCGGGTTGAACTGCGAGCCGCCGGGGAAGTCATGGCGGACGTGGACCTTCACGTCGCAGCCTGAGGGTAGGTTGAGCTGCATGCGTGTGCCGCCGTCGTTGTGGATGCCCGGTCGATTTAACAACCTATGCATTACATCGTTAACATCACCCTTATCGGTATGCCACCCGTCGTGGTTGCCCCGCTCCCATAACAACCATGGAAGGGAAGTCATCAGCCACTCGATCAGGGTCAAGGCTTGGCGTGTGGTGACCTCCTGCTGCGCGTAGATGCCCATCAGGCGGCCCACCCAGTTGTTGGTGGTGTCTCCGACGTTAACAGCCATAATCCCCGGCGTGTCCCGACAGATGGCCACGTCTCGCTCCAGATCGCCCCAAGCGCAGCCGGGGTCGTCGATGTGCGGATCGCCGAAGAAGGCCAGAGCCACCGGCCCGTCCATCTTAACTTGGACCTGCCTGAGCTTTGCCGCGTCGTGGTGCGTGGCTCGGTCGCGGTGCCTGCGGGTGAGCTGCTCGATCAGCTCCTCTGCTGAGGGCTCGCCGTCGTGCGGCAATGGGTCCACGGTGAAGAGAGGCTTGTTTTTAGAGCGATACTGATCTGGGTCTGGCTTGATGCCGTACAGGCGCTCTGCGGCCTCTAGGCGGGAGGTGAGGGTGGCTCTGGATATGTCCAGCCTCTGGGCGGCCTCCGTCATGGCTGCGCGTTTGGTGGAGTTCCCGACGACGGCGAAGCCCTCGGCGTAACACTCGTTAAGCACATCGACCATCTGGGTCGCGACATCTAAGGAAAGCTTGGGAAAGGCCATAGGTGGGGACATCCTTGGTCAGCAGATTACGCCTGCGCGCGCTGTATACCATAACGTGTATGACATTTCTATCCTGCGGACTTGCGTTCCTATCGTCGGTGTCTTATGGAAATGTTGTCTCTGAAGGGGTTTGGGGGCAATGCCATCTCCGTGGCGTGACTATATGATGGAGCCCGCTGGGTCTAAATGACTTGGCGGGCTTTTTCTTTGATCAATGTGCAATTAAGTTGTTGCAAGGTCGATCTGGCCATGCAACAAGAGTGAACCAAACCCCAACACGGAGAACCCCAATGAACCGCCACCCAGTAGACGCCCTCGCCGATGTCCGCGCCCAGATCAAGGCCCTGACCGAGATCGAAGCCGCCCTCAAGACCGAAGTGTCCGCCCTGATGGGCCAGACCGACTACGTCGAAGGCGACACCTACGTCGCCACCCAAGCCGTCTCAGAGCGCAAGGGCGGCATCTGCGAGAAGGCCCTCAAGCTGGCCGGGATCGACCCTGACCGCTTCCGCAAGGACGCCGTGACTGTGTTTTCACTCAAGCTGGGTCTGCGCGTCGCGCAGGCCGCGTAGGGGGCGAGTATGGACGACACCACCGAAGTAGACGAGTTCACCGCGACCGTCATGGCCGCTTACGAGCACCACTGGAACCGATCCGACGTGGAGCAGCGCGTGGCCATCATGTACTCGCTGTGCCTCGCCGTGGCGGCCAGCATCGCGCATCTGGCGGACGGCAATCGACAGGCGGCTGACAAGGCCGTGATGATATCCGAGGCGCACATCAAGATCGCCGTGGATGATTTTATGAATTTGCAACGAAAGAAGAGGGCACACTAATGTTTGACAGAGTAACGGTTCAAAACCCCACCCAGTACGTGACCAAAGAGGTCATTGAGCATCGAGCCCCCACGGACGAGAGCGTCAAGCTCTTGCGCGAAATGGAAGCGGCTGCTCAGGCCGAGGTGATCAAGGCCCTCAAGATCGAGGGCAACGGCTTCACGGCTCACGTGGATATGCTGAAAGACATCTCGCAGCCTTATCTCTTGATTGCCCGCGCAGTCTACGATCTCAATGGCACGCGCCACGTCGTCAAGGTCGATGTTGATTATTACAATGACGCAGAGGGTTCTGACGCAAAGCGTAAGCTCTTCACCAAGCTGCGCGACAAGATCGCTGAACAAATCGCCACGGAGGCCCTGATGCCTGCGTTTGCGGAGTACTTTAGTGGTGGGGGCAGATACATATGACCTTCCAGACCGTCGAACAGCTTCAGGAAGAGATTAAGCGGCTGCGGGGGATACTAAGGAGCGTGACGCCAGACCCAGTTTGGGGTGAAGACCCACACACCAAGGCCTATTACCGAGAAGCCCGCGCCGCCCTACAGCCCAAGGAGGGGGAGGGATGAAAACGCCAAATCATATTGGAAATCTGGCTCCGACTATTGAAGGGCTACAGGCCCAGATCGCCAGCCTGACCGCCGAGATCGAGCGGCTGCGGGAGGCGCTGCAAACTGCCGATGAAACCTTGATTGAGATTAACCTAAGCAATTACGGCATGGATGACGTAGATCGGTTAAACAATAGCAGTATTGAAGCGAGCCAAATCATCCGCGCCGCCCTACAGCCCAAGGAGGGCAACCAATGACCGATCAACAAGACTGGGACGCAGCAGCAGCAGAGGCCGGGTATCTGCCCACCTCTGATTATGTGGCACGATGGAAGACGGCTCGCGAGGCTCTCCAGACGGCGCAGGAAGCCAATCGCCAAGCTCTGATCGCTCTCGAAGAGGCCACCATTTCGTATTATGACGCCGTGGATAAATTCTTGAAGGGAGAAGGTAGATGAAAATCACCGACCTGCATGACTTCAGCAACCTACACATGGACAACGTAATAATCGTCACTCCGCCTGAACAGTCTGACTGGCAATGTGAATTGTTTGGGATGAACAGGCAGATAGTTGTGCGCCCCCTAAAGGGCAAAGAGCCAAACTGGTTCTGGCGGGCGATGCAGTTTTACGCCTTTGGCAATCGCTGGGTTAAGGTGGGAGGAGGCAAATGAGCCTCGCACCCCTCCTGCTTATTCCCGCGTTCGCGATCTTAGACCGCTGGTGCGGTGGCGGCATGGGCTGGCGCTCGACCTTCATTGGTCGGCCTATCTATTACGTCGCGGCCCTTCATCCCGCCGCTTACCTTCTGGACTGGAGGCTGGGTGTGATCCTGACAGGCTGGTGCCTATGGCGCTGGCCAGCGTGGAAGCTATTCGGTGGGTCACTTGCACCCAGAAACCGCAAGGAGATTGAGGGGACGTTCTATCGCCACCTTTTGATCATGCCTGTGAGCTTCGCGACGATCAGTGCATCACTTCAAGCGCAATGGTTTGCCGTTGTATTGCTTGTGCTCTGGGCCATGCACGCAACGTGCTTGGCAACAGTTAACCGCCGTGAGGCCGACAAGGGCTTTGATGAGAACGACAAGGTCGAACTGGCAAGGGGCGCTGTCTTTGGCGTTGTGGCGTTCGCAATAATGGGGGTCGCATGACCTACCCCCACAGCACCATCACCCAAGACGAGTACGACGCCCTGAAGATCAAGCTCGCGGCGCGGGATGATCAAATCAAGTGGCTGCAAATCCACCTCGCCAACATGATTGAGGTCATGCATCGTTGGGCGGTCGATAAAGAGATAGAGCCAACGCATTTAGAGACAATTTTGATTTTGGGGGCGCACGCTGCTTTACCGAAAGAGGAGCGCCCATGACCGACCGCCCCACCTCCGACACCCTGATCGCCAGACAGGCGGTCGCGCAGACCTACAAAGACCACGGCTCGGAATTTGTCTCTGGCGTCCTGAGCGGTCGATACGACTTCTGCACGGACATGATCTTAGCCAAGGCCACGGTCAAGTTGACCTTAGAGCTATCAGATAGGACACCGAGATGACCGACACACACAAGCGCTTCGTCTACAAGGGCACCAAAGTCATAGGCGAGACTGGCAAGGACACCGAGGCCAGCCTTGGAAATGGCAAGTGGTACGCCAAGCACTTTGGATCGGAAGTAGACAGCGTGGGCTTTGACACACGCAAGGACGCCATCCTTGAGGTGGAGTGCCTTGAGGTCCTGCACGGCCCACCCGGCACGCTGGTCTATAATAGCGAGTATGAAAGGATCGCGCGGCAGGCCGTGGCGCAGGTCAACCAGAACATCAACCCACGCTTTGCCGAGTTGATCATGGCAGGGATACACGACGACCACATCGAGCTGCGCGTGGCCACCAAGGCTGTCGAGCTGGCCCTTGAGAGGCTGGTAAAGCCCGAGCATGTCCAGACGATGCTGGCGACAGGCAAGGACGGGGACATGGTCGCCAAGACCAAGGACGGCGGCCTGACGTGGACCTACGTGCCCTATGAGGAGTACAAGGCCCTTGCCGCAACCGATTGATTGCACTATGGTGCCCGAAGGAGAACAACATGACCGGAATTAACAAAATCATCGAACTGGCGGGAGGCCCACTGGCCCTTGCCGAGCAGCTAGGCGTCACCCATCAGGCCGTCTACAACTGGCGCAAGCGGGGGCATGTCCCGGCGTCTAGGGCCATACAGCTTGAGGCTATGTATGACGTGCAGCGGGAGGAGCTTGTGTCTCCGGCTTTGTTGGCGCTTTTGACGTGAGTAGCCCTGTTGAACTACTAACAATAATGGACCCTGAAGAGTGTCCAGACGGGGATATGTACCGAGAGCTAAATCGGTTTGAGACATTTTGCCGCATTACCAAAAACAGCAGGACAACCGAAGACAAGGTGCGCGCTTTTCTTCGGGACGACCGAGGGCGTCCTGATTTGGCTAATCAGTTTAAGGCATCTTATCTTTTGCCAATATCTGTTCGATAATACGCAAAGTGTCATAGTCAAGGATGCCCCCTTTTGGCCCCATTTGATACGCGCGCATGGGGGATTTGACCCCCGGCACAACGCCGACAGGGAAATCAAAAGGATCGGTGATACCGGCTTCTTGCATAATATCTGGAGCCAAAGCCAACGCGCCAAGGTTCTTTTCTTTTAACCGACCAAGCCCCTCTCCGGGGACATTTCCCGTATAGTCTGGGTGAGTAGATCGGCTAACTCCGCGCTCAGGAATGATAAGGCCCACATTACGCAGACTGGTTAGCGGAGCGCCGATCTGGTCGAGATCGGTGGCCGCGTATATCGCCTCCCCTTCACCAATACCCCCGCGCGTACGGTATTTGTCCATAAGCTTATTTAAGGCGGCTCGTCTTTTACCTTCAGCACCCATGAACATCTGAGCGCTTTCTGGGTCATCAAAGCTTCGCCAGTCGGGGAGAATGTTTTTTATCGACGAGGCTAACGAGCTTCTGTCAGAAAAGTCCATGTTCGCGTTGGCGTACTGGTATTGGATGGTTCGCGGCTGATGGGAAAAGTTTATTGATTTAGGACCCATGGTCCACGGCAAAAAGATTGGGTTTTCTCCTGTTAAACCCTTCAGGTATTCCGCCAAATCAACATGCCTTTGGGCAGCTTTAGCCTCAGAAGCCCAGACTTCGTCATTGTCAAACATCCAGTCCTGACCGCCTCTAAGTCTGACCGGCTCTTTAAAAAGTACGTCGTTTATTCCAACAACATCTTTTCCCGCTGCCGACAGGTCAGACATGGACGTGACGTATGGCTTGCCCTCAAAGTCAAAGATGCTGACTTCAGGTATAGGCTTCATGTCACGAGGAGTTGTATGGACGTTTAGTTCTCTGATTTTACCCAGCTCACCCTTACGTTTTTCAATCCGAGGATCAAAGGCTAGTTCAGCAGGTCGAACCGAACGAGCTTCGGGGTACTTGGTCAAAAGGCGGGTGGCTATATCAACTTTTTTTGCAACTGGCTTTTTGGCTGAAGGTGGGTTGTTGTGCCCTATAGGGGCGACCCAATCGTCGCCATACTCCTCAATCAGACGAGCGGTGTCCTTCTCAACAACCTTCCCCGCCTTCGCAGCCTTCCCCACAGCCGGGATCGCCCCCAGCGCAGTCATAGCCGCCAAGCCCTCTAGACGGCGCGCACCGGCCTCATCACCTCGCCTACGCAACGCAGCCGCTTGAGCGCGCAGATCGCCCATGGCCATTAGGCTTTGTGGCACGGCCAAAGCGGTGTCGGCAGCGAGCTGAACCGCCTCACCGGCAGCCGCAGATGGGTCAGCCATTGCCGATCTGACGCCACGCTCTGCGGCACCGTATGCGCTGCCCGCCACGTTTGAGATGTCGGTGCCAACTTGGCTTGGGGTGCGGGTGCGGACATAGTTCATGCCGCGCTTGCTCAGATCGACAGCCAAGTCTCCCGCGCCCTCGAGGAGCTTACCGGGGTCGCTGAAGAGACCGGGTCTGTTGCTTGATGGGCGAACGGCTAGGGCGCGGGTCTTGACCTGCTGGAAGGTTGGTTTGGCCATAGTCAGCGAACCTTGTATTTGCGGACCAAGCCGCCGCGAGCTTTGGATAGGTGAGGTTCTTCAGGATTAAAAGTGCCAATGTTGAATTTGGATTTCATTTTTTCGGGATACAGAGAAACTATCTCATCTATCGACCCATCTCGACCATATCTAACAATGGCATCGTGACCCATCTCTTTTAACTTATCTGTAAATTCCTTGCTTTGCGCTTTATCTTTAAAAGGTATGGCCAAGTCATAAACATAAGGATTTTTAGCATTGATGTGTATAGGCATAACATTTGGATTACCTTCTACCGGAACGATAGAAGAATAAAAGCTTGCAAGGTCTGGGTGCTCTGAGGCATAAAAACCCTGACCTATGCTTCCTAAATCTGAATTTGCTATTTTTTCAGGGTCAAAGCTTTCTATATCTGCTTTTGTCCCGTGATAAAAAGTCTTGGGGGAGCCATCGGCATTTCTTGTCAACGGATGACTTCCCTCCATAAACCTCGCCAAGTTAGCCTCACGCTCCGCGCCTGTGATGACGGGAGGGAGTTCGTATTTGGCGGCTAGGTCTTCAAAAGGCCCAGTTTCAATAGCTGACGGATCAAGGACAAAAACTTCTCCTTTTTCTCCAATGGCTTCTGTGTTTAACGCTGTTATCCCCTTGGATTTTGCAAAATTTAATTTTTCTTGTGGCGTGATCTTAGAAAAATCTTTTTTGTAGTAATTTTCTGCTTGATTATAAAAATCATCTATAGTTGGCAATTCTGCTCCACGAATACGAGCTTTTGTTAAAGCCGGAGTTATTTTGTCTCCATATTCTGCTCTGTTGTAAGCATCATTTGCATATCTATCCGCAACATTTTTGTTTGTTGAAAACGCAACTCCGGGCAAATTTGTTTCATCGTGCGTAAACGGTTTAAAGTCACCCGTAGCTCCAGTTCTTGAGCCATGATAAACGGTCAAGGGTTCTCCCGATGAACTAGGAATGTACCTTTTTACCAGATCGGCGGCCCCCTCCACCCCCTCCTTAACAGCCTTCTTAGCCCCACCCTTAAGCGCCCCACCCGCAATAGGGATGGCCCCCACGGCCAAGGCCGCAATGTCACCAGCCGCCGCACCGTACTGCTTAGACTGGATGTTCCGCCGCGCGTCGTCGGCAGACAGCGCCATACCCGGCACATCCAGAAGGTCTAGCAGCCCCGTGTAGCGGTTGATGTTCTCACGGGCCTCATACCCCGGCTCACGGCCCATGACGGCCTTGAAGCCCTTCTCGCCGAGGATGGCGGCCTTCTCTCGCAGGGAGGGCTTGTAGGCTGAGAGGGTGGACTTGCGCTTAACGGCTAGGGGGGATTTGGCCATGATTTAGTACGCCCACTCTGGAAGGTCTGGACCCGTTCGAACACTGATGCCTTTGTCGGACGCCGATTTCACGCCCAGTATATTCTGGATGTAGCCCTTTGTCTCTTCCGGGATAGCACCCTTCATGCCGCCTGCGCGCCACTCGTCGAAGTTACCCGGTCCCCAGTTGTAGGCGGCAAGGGCTGACGCCACATCCCCGTACTTGGAGATCAATCCCTTCAAATAGGCTGTGCCAACGCGCACGTTCTCTTCTGGGCTGTCATCGCGCACTGGGGGGATACCCATGCCCGGATTGCGGGCGGTAGCTGGCATGAGCTGCATCAGACCTGCGGCACCCTTCTTGCTAACGGCGCTGTGATCGCCGCCGCTTTCTTGCTGGATGACTTTGCCGACTAGGTCCTCAAACTCAGGCTCGCTGATCGGGAGTTCTGAGGCACCTTCTGTAGCCGCAGGGGCGACAGCCTCTTGACCGATAGCCACACCCTCTGGGAATGGCTCAGGCTCCTCACCAGAGGGCGTTGGGCCGAGAGGCGCTGCAAGACCTGCGGCCACACCTGCGCCGCCAGCGCTCACGGCACGGTCCTTGGCGACGGTCGCAGCGTAACGCGCAGATAGGTCGCGCATGGTGGCCGCGATCTCTTCAGCCGACCCTGTACGCAGAAGCTTTGCGATCTGGCTGTAGACCTCGGTGCCGTAATTCTCACCTTTCAGCAAGCGAACCATAGATGTGGCGACACCGAAGATGTTGCCATTGCGACCGCTGTTGATCAGGCTGGCAAGTTCCCCCCACTTACCCTCTTGGATCATGGCGTCAACGTCAGCCTTTGCCGCGACGCGACCGGCTGTGGCAGAGCCACCAAGCGCCGAGGATCGACCCTTGAACAGGTCGCTCTCACGCTGCAAGGCGCTCGTCAGCAGGTTCAGCTCCTTGGGGTCTGGAACCAGAGCCGCCAAGCGATCCATGCCGTACTTGTTGTTTACAATCTCACCGGCCCAGTTTTTGTTCTGAGATGTCTTTCTCATCTTATCGATAAGACTATTTCCGTAACCGACGAGGAGAGCCTCGTTTTCAGCTTCAGACATACCCGACTTGAGCTTATCGATTTCAAACGGACGCATCCTCTCGAGAGGCTTTGCACCTCTAGGGAAGTTCACACCCATACCGATGTCATAGGCAGTGCGAACCTCGGCATCTCCGCGATATTTCGCGCGAGCTGCTCCGTACGCAGGAACTTTGATGTCAAGCTGATCAATGATCATATTTCGAATTTGACGAAGCTCGTCGGCCTTTGTGGATGACGCCCCACCTTGCCTAAAGAGATTGTCGATACCTTCGTCCATCTCCCTCTTGAGGGCGTCAAGGACTTCCACCGTGGGTTTGACGCCGGACGCTGGAAGCATCATGGGGGCGTTTGTGAAGGGGTTGATTAAAGGCTTACCCGCGTCGTCAAGAAGCGGGGTCATTTTCATAGGCATTAGCTCTTCGACCGTCACGCCCAGTTTGTCAGCTTTAGCCTGCATGGTGTCCATAACGCTGCCCCAGAAGGGTGCCACAGACTTAGTATTAACAAGTCGGTCTATGAGGGGGTCATCAACCTGACCTACGGCAAAAGCGGGGCCATAGTCGTTTTTAAACGTGTCTCTTAGGCTATCGACGACACTTTGTCTGGCCACGTCGTAATTTGTATTTTTTGTCAAAGTGGAGGATAGGCGCTCCTCAATGCGCTCTGACGCGCCCGTCTGCAAGCCAGCCAACTCTTTAGACAGCGCATCTCTGCCCTCCGAAGGAACGGTGAGGGCTGTGTCCATGAGGCTTGAAAGATTGCGACCACCAAGCTCACCGGCTACGGATGGAACGCCAGCCTTCTCGTCTCGCAAGGCTTGCCGATAAATCTGAGACGGCGAGGTCTTGTCTCGACCGAGGGCTCGGTTAATGACCTGCATGGCCTTCTCTGCCGCTTGCGCCTCAGTGGGTGCGCGCTGAAAGAGGTTGCTCAAACCAGACGCAACTTTGGGAACTGCGCCCAAAACTGTGCCCAAAGCGCCGCCCATCACCATGCCGCCAGTGACCTTACCGGCAGTGTCAGCAAGATTGCCAAACTTGTCTTCCATTGCCCCGAGCGCAGACAGACCACCGGCGCCCGCACCGGCAACACCGGCACGCGCCACCGCGTTCCCAATGCCACTTGTCAGGCCAAAGCCGGGTACAAACGCACCAGCCAATCCTCCACCCAACTCAAGGCCCATAGCCTCGCCGGGGTTCTGCTTGCCATACTGAGCATACTGCTGCCGAATATCCTCGACGAGCGGCTCGTACTCGCCTTGACCCATCATGGATCGGACGCGAGCCTCTGCCTCATCCCCAAAGCTGTACATCGCGCCGCTGGCCAGAGCCCGAGCGCGATTGACGTTACGCAACTTGCGTAGCGCCTCTGCCGTGGGGGGTGCGGATACTGGGCCGAATACGTCCTCGTCCCTCATTTCCCCCGTGGGCTTTGGTGATCCAAAGACATCTTCGTCAGTCATCTCGGCCATTATTTAGACCACCCTGTGCCAGTCCAAAGCAAATCGCCCTTCGGCGTACTATATCGCTTACCCTTTTCCCTCGCAGCAGGATCGCGAGGAGCTTCTGCCGAGCCACCAACAGCTGGTGTGCCGGAGTAATATGGCGTCAAGTCCAGAAGCTCCAAACCGTAACTTTTGCGGCGGTTTTGAATAAGCAGAGATTTGGTTTTTAGGGCACTTTGATTGTATTTTGCAATTTTAATAAGAGCCGCCCGAACTTTGTTCTCGTCGTTCATCGACCCCACCAAAGTTTCAAGTGCGCGCTTTGCGTCATTCTCAGTTTGCGTTCCTTTATTTAGGAGCAAAGTCTGATCTCTAATTCTTTTGATGGTTGTTTCAAGACCACTTAGCTTTGTGCCAGCATCACCACCGATCCCGACAAAGGTTCGAGCTTTAGTCAGCGCATTTCCAACAAGGCTAAGATTGATATCACCCTTGTCAATCTGGCGTGTCAGCTCTTGAAGGTCTGCGTTGGTGTCGCTAAACGACCGAATTGCTTCAAGGTTCTCATCCTCAGCTTCCTGAAGCTTTGGTGGGAGCGGCTTGGGGGGTTCTGGTTTGGAAACGATAACCTTTGGCCCGCCGGTCGTTCCGAACTGAACTTCACCTTCGAACGAGCCCTTCTCGCCGGGCGCAAGGGTTGCAAACTCTTCCCGTGAATTAAGCTTCTTCACACCGGGCAAAGCCCCGCCGCTGGCAGGCGCTGGCTGCGCTGCTGCAGGCGCTGCTGGTGTAGGCGCAGGTGTCGCTTGGGTACTCGGCGCAGATTGACCTGCTGCGGGCGGGTTCGCTTGAGCAGACAGCTTGCTGTACTGCGCCGCAAAGGCCGAAGATGGCATCATCTCACCCGTTCCGGCGACAATGACATAGTTGGGTGGAACCATAATGTCAGGCTGGTAGGGGTGGATGTTGTACCTGCCGTCTGGACCTTGCAGGGGTTGAACGAGCGTTGGAGCCTTACCAGCCTTGACTGGCGAATATGCCTTGATCGCAATAGCATCAATCGCCTCATCGTAAGGACCCTCCACGTCAGACTTCGCCTTGAGATACTGCATCCTAAGCTGCGCGCGCTTCACCTGCTCCGCACGCTTGGCTGCTTCTTCGGCCTCAATACCCTTAGTCAGGGTCGTGGCGGCATTTCCCAAAGACTGCCACTTGGACTGACCCTGCTCAAGGGGTCTACCGTATGCAAGCAATGCCTCTGAGATTTGGCTCATGCGAGAGCGAGGTTGGCGCGCCTCGCTTAGGGCTGCCGTGTAATCTTCCCAAGTGGGCAGAGCCGCGACAGCCGCGTCGCGAGCCTTGACCTTGCTGGCAAGATACGAGCGCAGGTCGGCGTTGTCTGATCCGTAATCAAACTCTTCGTTCTGCGGATCAACCGCGTCGTCCTGCGGATCAAGCGCAGACAAGCCGCCAAATTTTGGATTGATGGCCATTATGTGATAATCCCCATCTTCTTAAGCGCGTCAAATATGGCAACGGTCGATCCGGCAGCCGTGGCCGCGTCTTGCAGACCCGTCGTCTTGGCTGGCGTGGCCACGTTCGGATTGTAGGCCCCGTAGCCCTCCTCAAGTGTCGCCTTTGGAACGGCTGCTCCAACACCCTGCAACGCCCCAACCATACCCGTAATCTGCTCCTGCGGATACCCCTGCTGACGCAGGAAGTCGCTGTAGGCCGTGTCGAGGCTCTTCTGACCCAGAGCCTGCTGCTGCGCACCAATGCCTTGCAGGGCACCTGCGCCGGTAAGGCCCATCTGCTGCTGCTGAAGACCCAGAGCCGCCATCTGACGGGCCGCGTCGCTCTGCTGCGTCGTGTCTGAGCCGTACAGTTGGCCTGCCGTCGAGCCAAGGCCCGAAAGGATGCGCTGCTGGTCGGACGTGAGTTGACCGTATGTCTGACCGATGTTTGACAAGCCTGCGCCCGCCGTGCCTTTGGCGCTGATGTCTTGGCCGTAAAGCTGGCCGGTGGACGTGCCCAAGGAAGTCAGTGCGCGCTGCTGGTCGGCGGTGAGGTTGCCCAGAGACGTGCCGATGTTGGCCATGCCCGTGCCCGCAGCCTGCAAAGCGCCCTGCTGCGCCGTGCCAAGCTGACCGGCGGTGCTGGCCAGTTGCGCCTGACGCGCCAGATCGCCCTGAGACAGTTGCGCGGCCTGACCGTACCCAGCCTGCAAGGCCGCAGACTGCTGCGCGCTGATGCCCTCCATGGTGTCTCGAAGCGCACGGCCAGTGGCCTCGGCCTGACGCGATCCGCCGAAGCCACCCGCGCCAATGAAGCGGTCAGAGATTTCAGGCAAGAGCTTCTCGCGCAGCGTGCGCGCGCCCATGTCGCCAATGCGATTGACCACCTGCTCTTGGTAGGGGTTCATGTAGGTGTTGATATTGCCCACAGTGCTTCCACCCGCCGCATTGAGGAACGGCTGGGCCGACTGCATGCCAAGGTTCTGCGTGCTTTGGCTATAGAGGTTTGCGCCCTGCTGGAGATTAGGTGTGGCAGCGCCAACGCCCGACATGCCCGCCGCCTGACCAAAGAATGGCTGCGCCGCGCCGACCGAGTTCGATTGGCCAACCTGACCGTACATGCCAGCGCCCTGCTCAAGATAGGGGGCGGCAGACTGCCCACCGGACATGCTCGCCGCGCCGCTCAGGTAGGGCTGGGCGGCTCCTAGGCTGGATCGGCCAAGTGCGCCTTGCGTAGCCCCCAAGGCCGTGTTGAGTGCGCCCTGACCGGCTGTGGCCGCGCCTCGGGCCATACCGAAGCCCGCCTGCTGATCTCCAGTGAAGTCGGCAACGCGAGGACCCTGATAGGTGGGGTACGGCGTGTTGGCCACGGCGGCCTGACGAGACAAGATGTCTTGGGCGTAGTTGGTGTACCACTCAGGCAGGACCGTCTGCGTCGTCGATGCTGAGGGCGCGAGGGGCACGCTGCTCGAAAGGAGGCTTGAGGCCTGAGTTGGGCTTTGGGAACCACCGGAAACCATGTTTGCCGCGCCAAAGTTCGTCAAGCCGCCGCTCGTTCCGGCTCTTTGAAAAACACTATTTGGACCACCGAGATTGCTCATCTCGTCGATTTCGGCTTGAGATAATTCTTGAGAAGCCATTATACGCGCCCTCCGGTAAGGTATTTTTCAGGGGACTTGGCGTTGACGCTGAAGCGCCCCTTGGCCAAGTTAGCGCCCTTGTGACGGCGCAGGTTAACACGAAGTTGGTCGAGCTTCTCAGCACCGGCCTTGTTTGATCCGTCGCCAAGCATGGCCACGGTCTCTGCGTCCATCACGTACTCACCGTCGCTCAGGACGGCAGGGATGTCATCGCTGCGGCCAGTGCCTGCGCCGCGAACGGCGAAGCCGCCCTTGGCCATCTTGGCGGGCTGCTGAGGCACGTTGCTAAAGAACGACGCCTCTGGGCCCATGCCGTAGCGAAGCCAGTCTCGCTGGCCCATGTCTCGGGGTGTTACGGCTAGAGCCGATCCCGTGGCAGCGGGAAGCTTTGAGCTGAAGATGCTGCCCAGCGATCCGGGTGTGCCGGGTTGCTTGCCGGGTGCGTAGGACAGGGTGTTGACGCCCGATCCGGACGTGCCCGATCCACCAGACGCAGCGCCGCCGAAGAGGGATAGGCCGAGTGCTGCCGCCTCTAGGGGATTAGCCTTGACCCAGTCTTGGGCTTTTTGGGCAGGGGTTTTGACTGTTGGCTCACCCAAAAGACCGTTTAAGCCCGCAGTTAAGGGGTCAAGCTTTGCATCGGGCGCTTGTAGCGGCTCGGTTTTGACTTGCGTTGTTGGGCTTGCGGTTACAGTAAGATCGGGGAGGCCGTTGATTAGCGCGTCGTTAAGTGAAGCTTGTGTAACGGGTCCCGCAACACGAAGGTCTTTTGGCTCTTGTAGCTCTTGAGCCTCAACTTCAAGCTCGGCGTCATTCTTGCCGGTATCAACTTTAAAGTCGGTGTTGACACCACTGGTGATCCCATTGCCGCCAAGTCCACCAGCGATCTCTAGGCCCACGTTTGTGTCAACAGGTGTCCCAGTACCCGCGACTTGAACGGTGTTGGTTGCCGCGTCGTCTGCGGCAGCGTCAAGACCCGACTGGGTGTTGGTGGCCGCGTTGGTCACGCCGCTCGTGCCAGAGGCAAGGCCACCAGCCCCAGCCAGACCCGCCCCGGTAGCTCCGCCGACAACTGCACCGGCTGTGCCAGCTCCCGTGGTCAGACCTTTAACGATAAGGTCTGCCGCACCACCAACCGCTGACGTACCCGCGCTTGTTGCAAGAGCGCCCGTCACGTCCGCCAACTTCATAAGCGGATCAAGTTTTAATCCTTGTTGTAAAATCTGCTCGGGGGAAAGGCCCTTGCTTGCCAGATTTCGAATACCAACAGCCGACGTTGGGTCCACGCTAGACGCAGAAATGCCGCCACTAAGCGCATCACCAACCTTAGCGCCAAGGAACGTGGTCCCCGCAGCGATGGCCGCCTTCTTAAAAGCCTCCGCCGAGTTCTGGTTCTGAAGGCCGCTGTTGAGCAGCGACCCGGCACCGGCCCCCAGAGCGCCAGCAGTGGCGGTGCTCAATCCTAGTCCAGCGCCCGCGCCACCCAATAGTCCGGGGGCAGCAAGCAAGCCCACACCCGGAACCACTGCGAGGAGTGCCCCAGCAATAGGCGCAGCCACATCCAAGAATGAATTGAGCGCAGTCTTCTTCTTCTCACCCACGGTATCCTGAGACACCTGCGCCCAGTCTCCGCCAGCAGGCTTCTTGTCCAAAATCCAAGTGGACTGCGTGCCGAACTCTTTGCCCAGCTTCTGAACAATCTCGGCAGCCTTGGCCGCAGCCTCGGGGCCTTGACCCTCAAAGATCGTCGTTCCGTCAACGAGCTTAAGGCGGACTGCGTCGTCTGGGTTGGCGGTCAGATTGTAGATTTTGTTCTTCGGGTTGCCGTAGTTCTCGGGGAAGGCAAAGGACGTGGGTGCGCTTTGCAGTGAAGACGCACTCCCGGACCCGCCGAACGCGCCGCTGAAATCGGCACCATCGAGGGGGTTAAAGTTTTGAAACTGAGACAAATCAGGCTGCGCCGCCGCAGGACCCTGAACGGCCAGAGGCGATACCTCAGCGGGGTTCACTTCGGGGCTTACGGGCTGAACGGCCAGAGGCGAAGCCGCTTGGGCCTCAACGGCGGCGGGCTGAACGGCAAACGGAGACACCGCTTCTGGTCCGGGCATGCGGCTGTCGTCGGCGCGGACGGCTTGGTCAGGCTCAACGTACTGAGCAGCGGCAGGCTGAACAGCCAGCGGTGAAGGGGCGGCCACAGGCTCAACGTACTGCGCCACGGCGGGGGCCTGCACCGCCAATGGCGACACGTAATTGCTCTCAGCCGGGAGTGCTGCAAAGTCGTCTTCAAAGCGGCGGTTTAAACGCTGCGGAATTTCGGACGCAACCGGGGCCGCCACAGGCTCAACGTACTGCGCGGCAGCAGGGGTCTGCACGGCAAGTGGCGAGGCCGCCACAGGCTCGACGTACTGAGGCTCTGGAGCTTGAACGGCCAAGGGCGAGGCGGCAGCAGGCTCGGCGGCCATGGGGGCAACCTCCGCCACGTACTGAGCCACCTCTTCGGGGGTTATCCCCAGATCGGCTAGTTGGGCGAGGACTGCCGGAGGTAGGCTGTATGCGCCGTCCATAGGCATGGGAGCCTCATAGGCAGGCTGAACGGAGAAGGGCGACACGTAGTCGCTCTCAACGGGCAGTGCTTCAAAGTCGTTCTCTTCAAAACGGCGGCCTCGCATCAGTTTGCCTCTAGCATGGGGTAAACGCGCATTGCCCAGTCTTTCCAGTCGGAGAATTGGTAGGGGTCAGGAAGGGTCTGCGCGCTAAAAGTTCCTGATTTAAGCAAACCTAATGCCCAATCTTGCCAGCGCGTCTCGTCGTCAAGCCGCCCCAAGGACCACCCGTCGTTGATGCTCAGTGTAACACTGTCTGCCCAATCTGATAAGCTCATATTGACGGGGTTAATCATCCGATCACCGTGCCGTCTGCTGGCTGTAGGTGCGCGAGGATTAGGCCCATCTGATAGTCGCCGCCCAAGGCATTGGACGTGAACCTGAACCGCAGCTCTCGGCGCTGTTCCTTCAGGTAAATGACCTGCTCCTGCGGCGTGACGATGTCTTGCAAAGCCGGGAAGGTGTGCGGGCCGCTCTCGACCTCCGGAGACCGAGCGTTGGCTCGGCCATGAACTTCCAGCGTCATGTCACCAACCTGCACGAAGTCAGGCTCGATTAGAAGGACTTGCATGGCCCTGTTGATCTGCTGCTGAACAGGCAGCGAAATGTCTGCGGTCTCAAAGTATGACAGCACGGGCTGCACGTTCAGGCCGTCGATCTCGTCTGTTCCGATCTCGTGAAGCCACAGCTTGTACACATCATCGCCGCTCTCTTCGGTGATGCGAGTGTCGCCAGCTTCGGTGATGCGCTTGTCAGCCGCCTCTGTAACGCGCGTCCCAGTCTCGATCTGATCGGGGATGTTCCCAGTCATCAGGGGATATCGATACACGGACGGGGACGCCGCCGCCGACCGCCCGCCGTTGGGCAGTTCGCAGTCGTACCAAGTGCTTTCTCGGATATTGTAGATGATGGCGTGGGTGCATTCCGTTGCGTCATCGCGAGGATAGCACCACCAAATTTCGCCGTAGCGCGGAACCTTGAAGGCAAAGACCTTCTGACGCTGGTCGATGTTCAGACCATCAAAGAAGTAATTTAGGTTCAGGGTGTTTGGAACTTCTCGCACGACGCCGTTGAAGGACAGAAAGCGGTCTGTGCCGATCCAGTAGAAGACGCCGTCGTACTCAATGACGGTGTTGGCCCCCAAGATGGAGCTTTCTGCCGAGATCGTGTCGAACTGGAAGACCGCGTCTCCGCCCACGAAAGACGTGCGGATGACGCTGTCTGCGGACCAGAAGATGCCGGATGGTGAGTTGCCGGGGCCGCCGCGCAGGGCCTTGCCTTGCACGATCTTTTGGCCCGTGACGTTGAGCGCCCCGCTGCCCGTGCCGCTGAGATCGGTGATTGATCCGGCCACGCTCCAGCCGACGTATCCTGCCGATCCGAAGAAGAACAGGTAGGGGCCGAGGACGACAATGCCGCCATTGGCAACGCCGTCTACGGGCAGCGCGATGGGAACCAGCGGGGCGGTGCCTGTCAAGTCGCCATAGAAGAGCGTGCCCGCAGCCGAGCTTACGAGAGAGCCGAGGTTGGGAGCGACCTGCGCGATTATCTTGGTGGTCTCGCCGACGCCGTAAGGGTGCATCACGTCGAACTGCCACATGTTCAAGGCATCAGCCGTGAAGCCACTTGTGGGGGTGCGGTCTGAGATCACCGAGGTGTTGTTCGTGCTGTCGATAAAGAAACGCTCAATGACTGACGCCGATCCGCTGTGGACATACGTCAGGTCATTGCTCGTGTAGGCGTTTAGGGCGCGGCTGACCTCGGACAGATACCTGCTAATTGATCGATAGCCACCGATTTTACGAGGTAAGCCACGTTGAAAGCGAACCCACTGCCCATCGACATACTGGTCGCCTTCAAAGCGTGTGCCATCCCGCTTGATGCCGGGGAGCGACTGGATACGGACGATATTCTCGGCCATGGGTGGCTCCTAGTTATGCGGTCACAGCCTCGATGACGGCGTTTTGTTTCACATAGGCTCTTGAGTGAACTGCTTTGTGGCACGGTTTGCAGAGCGTCTGCCCGTTGTCGATATCAAATCGAAACTCAGGATGTTTTGCAAAGGGTTTGACGTGATGAGCATGAAGCAACCCGCCACGCGCTTTGCACATCTGACAGGTATGGTTGTCGCGCTCAAATACAGCCTTACGCCACTCCACAGTCAGCTTTGAGTTTCTGATCTTGGCGTTAGCTGGCGTAATACCCCCTTTCCAGTTTGAAGCATTTTCACCAGAGGCTTGTTTGGCATAGCAAGGGAAGCAACGCTTTGCGTAAATGTTTGTTACGGGTTTCCCACAATCAATGCACTTCGGTTTCCCACCGCGCCATAGATGGCAGTTTTCACCCTTCAGCTTGGCAATAGCTTCCGGTGTGTGCCTTCTTCCTGTTGAGGTTAAGCGCAATTTTTCAATGTGCTCCGGTGAGTGTTTCTTTCCCTTCTTGGCGTCCCATACACACTGACGAGAACAATACTTTCTACCATCCCACATAAGTTTTGGTTCTGTATATCGCTTCGAGTAAAAACTGCCGCATTGACCGCAAATTTTTTGTTTCATTTCTAGCTCACGCTTGCTTTGATCACAGCGAAGTTAATCACGGGGGCGTCGGTGGCGGTGCCGCTCAGAGAGTAGAAGCAGATGGCAAAAGCGCCCGCCGACGTGGAGATACAGGACACCGAATAGACGTTGGTCGAAGACCTAACAGAGACCACTACGACATCTGAAATTGCCACAGTTGAGTTGGTCACCACAAAGGTCTGCGGGGAGGCGTTACCCGCCGCCGAGAACATCGTGATCGCGCCGTTGGTCTTGTTGAGCGTGACGCCCGTGGTTCGACTGGTAAGCTGCGTGACCGCGCCTCCGGAGCCTGTGCCGTAGCCTAGACCGCCGCTGCTTGTGAGAAGGAAATCGCCGCCAATAGTAAGTTTGGCGCGTTCTGTAAGCGCGGTGTCCGCTATGGCGTTTCTGGTGCTGAAGCGTAGAGAGCCTACCGTGTTGGTGGTGCCGTCTTCCACGAAGCCCTTGATAGCCGCAAACGGTGTGGAGTTGGCGAAGGTCGTGCCAAACAGAACCGCGCCGCCAGAACCCGCCCCAACCGCAGTGCCTTGAAGGTAAAGCGAACCACCCTTAAGGCCAGCGTCGGTAAGGGCAGCGGTTTCTTGGCCCGTTCCCTTTACCTGAAGCTGGTAGGTGCCGGTGGTTCCAATCCCGACGTTGCCGCTAGTGTCGATCACCATGCGGTCGGTATAGGTCGAAGCTATAAGCGTTGAGAACGACAGAGAGTGATTGGCGGCACTGCGTTGCCCCATGAACCACTCGGAAACGGACCCATTATTGTACAGGTGATATCCGGCCTGAGCGTAGGTAAAGGAGGAAACTAAACCCACCGCTTGCAGCTTGTAGTTGGGGGTGGAAGTTCCAATCCCGACGTCACCCGCAGAGGTGATACGCATACGCTCAGACGCACCCGTGATGAATGTCATCACATCGTTAGTGCCGTTAAAGGCTCGAAACTGCACTTCATTGCTTGCAGACAGCATATAACCAATTGTGCCGGTGCCGTACTGACTTGCGATGTAGGAGTTGCCGCTAGCGTTTCGAACGTGAAGGTTATAGGCTGGGGCCGTTAAACCAATCCCGACGTTGCCCGAATTGTCGATGCGCATCTTTTCGGTATTGGCGGTGTAGAAAAGATGGGACGTTGACGACATTTGATACAAGACGTTGGCGGTGCTTGCGCCAGTCTTTTGAAGAAACTCAAAACTTGAAGTCGCGCCATTAAAGGTGTTGGCAATGTTGGTTTCGCCGTTGCCAGAAGACCTATTCCAAGAAAAAGCCGCTACACCTACCGCCGATGATGGGGCTAAGGCTACCGTGTTAAAGCCGCCAATTCCGGTGTAGCCGTTGGCAACGTGGAGTTTGTATTCTGGCGTAGTAGTGCCGACACCCACACTGCCGCCAGCCTCGTTCAAAGTGAGGTTGTAAGCGGTTGCCGCGCCGTCAGTGCGCTGGGCCTGTATCCAGCCGTGACCGTCAGCCGAATTGGTGCCGAAAAGAACCCCATAAGCCGGATCGCTGTTAGAGAGATAAAAAGGCGCATTGGTCGCGCTACCTAAGACTGGCGCGTTTAGCGATGTCCCCGCAGAGCTTTGGAGACGGCTTTTTGGTATAGAGGCTCCAATCCCCACATTGCCGCTGGCGTCGATGCGCATGCGCTCAGTGTTTGCCGTTTTAAGCAGCATTCCGCCTGCCCCACCAGACGCAGAACCATACATCTCAATGGCGGGACCATTGGCGTTAGAAAAACCAAACGCGCCAGAAGCAGTGGTAGACTGATCTGAAATATAATAGTTGCTCGCGCCGATGTTTCCGATTACGGCCAACTTGCCGTAGGTGCTTGGCGAACTCGTCCCAATCCCCACGTTGCCGCTGGCGTCGATGCGCATGCGCTCAGAGCTACTGACCGCGAAGGCCATGATGTTTGAGGTGTTACCCGCGAAGATATAAGCGGTGCCGCCGTTGCCGAAGTTAAGGGCCGCATCACCCGCCGTGGCGGCGGCGGTACGGGACAAAGTAATATCGCCGTTTCGAACGTCTAGCTGAGTGGCGGGCACATTTGTCCCAACACCTAGAAGGCCAGCGGCGGTGAGGCGCATACGCTCAACGTTACCCGTATCAAACATCAAAGGCTGGCTGGCTTGGTTGCTGATGCGAGCGCCAGTGTTCGTAAAGAATTTAAGTTGCGTTTCGGACGTGCTATCGCCAACGATATTTGCGGTTACTGTTCCAGTGCCGACGACGGCTAGCTTGCCGTAGGTGGATGGGGATGCGGAGCCAATCCCCACATTGCCGCTAGCGTCCTTATAGAACTGCCCGCTGCCGAGGTTGACGATGCCCGTGCCGCCTGTGAGGGTCGTGGTGTAGGCGAGAGAGGTGAAGGAGCCGACGCCGCCATTGACCGTGAACGACCCAGCCGTGCCGACATTGATGCCCAGAGCCGTGGCCACGCCCGTACCGAGGCTGGTGATGCCTGTGCCGCCCTGCGCGGGGCTGAGGGGCGTCGTCAGGCCGCTAAGGCTAGTGATGTCGCTGTTGGCCCCCGAGGCCGCTGCGAGTAGCGCCAGACGCCCCGTGACGGGCGATGTGGCGGTGAATACCGCCGTGCCGACTGCCGTGCCGCCGAGGTTGATCAGGGCCGCCGGGGCGGACGTTGCGCCCGTACCACCGTCGATGATGGCAATGGGTGTGGCGACGCCAGAGGTCGTGTCGGCCTTGATGACGTTGGAGCCGTTGCAGTAGTAGATTGCGCGCAGGTTCTGGGCAATGGATACCGGCGTTCCGCCGAGGGTGGACACGTTGAGTGTGAACGCGCTGCCCGAGGTGCTGTTGTCGATCCAATACTGTTGCACCGTAGAAGGTACAATGATCAGGATGTTGCCCGTCAACGTGCCTGTGAACTTGTACGAGATGCGGTTAAGCTCGCTGCCCGACAGGGTGTAGGTGCCCGACAGGCCGGTGAGGCTGATCGTCGTGTAGTCGAAGGCAAACACGGCCTGCTGGCCGAGGCCGATGGTGTACCAGCTCGTGCCGTCCGTGACGATCACGGCGCTGTCGCCGGGGGACAGGTTGAGGGTCAAGGCACCGTTGATGATCTCAGCGCCGGACGGGTCAATGACCAGATCGCCCGTGCCGCCGTTGCGGATGTTTACAAACCAGTTGTTGCCGACCGTGGCGGCCACGGGCAGCGTAAGTGTGCCGAGACCACCCGTCCACACGAAGGTCTTGGCGCGATCCGCGTCGCCGATTGTGTAGTTGACGGCGAGGGTCGTGATGCTGCTGGACTGCGCCAAGGTCGAGCCGATGGCCACGAGGCCGTACCCGGCCAGCAGGGAGGCTTGAGCCTGCGCCGTGGTCGCGCCGTACTTAAACGAGCGCCACGATCCGGCTGTTGTGGTGTTGTCTGTGAGGTAGATTTGCCAGACCTCGCCCGCCGCCAACGACAGCAGGGTCGCGCCCGCGCTGTCTTTGATCGTGACGGTGCTGGGGCCGAGGTTGTTGAACAAAACCGTCTGGCCGACGCTGGTGAGCGTGGCGTCGGGCATGAAGATCGAGTACGCCCCGGTGGGCGTGATGTCGATAATGCTGGCGAGCACAGAGCTTCCGCTGTTGGTCTCCAGCGGCCACGTCAGGGTCGTGTCTGTCGTCAGCGCCAAGGCGCGATAGGACACGTCGGATGGGTAGATGGTCGTGCCACCGAAGACTTGTGTAAATGACATGACCTAGGTTTCCTTGCGTGCGGCTGAACGGTCGAGAATTTTAGCGAGGTCTTCGCCATTGAGCATTTGTGCGGCGCGGTCGTACTGCGTCTGCCATACCGCGATGCGCTCGTCATTTTTGAGGAAGGACGTGGCCTCGAGCAGTGTGCCGTACAGCAGCAACTGCGGAGCATACTCGGTGAGCCAGTTGCTCTGCACGGCCTCGTCCAGAAGCGGCGGCAGTTCGTAATACAGCACTTCAAACGGATAGTCAGCGTCGGGCGCGGGGACGATCAGCCAGTGGGTGTAGTCATACTCGCCGTAGAAGGCAGGCTGGCCCGTCAGCGTGTTGTCCGGCCAGTAGGCGCGCATGTACTCATAGCTGCGCGTGAAAAGCTGCGTGCGGGTGTTGTTGGCCGCCCCGGTGCCGATGCTCATGGACACCGTGTCGCGCCAGCGGTCGGGCTTGGCGTACACATCCACGCCCGCTTGGAAAGTTCCGGTGACGACGTTGACGAAGCCCTCGACCTTAAGCTCGCGCGCGATCCGACGTTCGGCTAGATTGATGAGGCGCGGGATTTGCTCCCAGACCACGGGGTCAGACGCATAGGTCGCGCCGCGCTCAAGGTAGCGTTGCACATCTTCTTTTAGCGTCGTGAATGTGGTCGTCGTGGCCATGGCCTATCCTATCACTTTTTCTTTGGTTCCGCAGCAGCCTTCCACGCATCAATCGCCATGCGATGGCGGGTGGCGCAGTTCTCATATTTGCTAACTACATCGATCTCCCAAATGAGGCGATCTGGATCAATAGCGGGCTGAGGCGGTGCTGGCAGGCTTGAGCACGGGGCCGCTAGGTTCGCCGGAGGCGGCAACATTTGCGTCCCGAACAGAGTTGGCGAGCAGGCCGTACATACGCTCAGGAACAGCGCAAGCAGGGTCCACTGGAGGAGCCGTGCGGTAGAACTCCCTGATGGTGTTGTGACGCTCCACAGCCACGCGGGAGGCGCGCTCACGCTCTTTCTCATACTTCGCCGACACCACATCTAATTGCCCCTGTAAAACTATGCGCTGGCCCTCTGCGGCCCTAAATGCCTTGGTGGCAGCCGCCTTGGCCGCGCCGTCGCGGATCGAGTAACCGTTGACGC